ATTTTTTTTTGACTAGCATCCACTACTGTTACAGTATCTTCATCATAGAAAACAGATACTCTACCAACAGGAGTTTTAGATAACTCTCCTTTACCACTGGCATCTAAAGTAATACATTCAGTTTGTAATACTTTGATGTTTTTATTTTGAATATCAGAACCAGCATTTAATGGTAAGAACACTTTACTAAATGTAGGTTTTGTGATAGTACAAGTAATAGTTTTATCGTGCATATAACGTGCTTGCATTACGTTGTTAATACCACCACGAACATCAGTAGCAGTCATAGCCATATTAACAGCAGTTGAAGTTGAAGTAGTACCCCAAAATAAACCGTTACCAGTTGAAGTATCACGAGCAACAACGTTAGCTACAGAAACAGCAAATTTTTTTGCCATATATATTTCCTCCTAAATTTTTTATTTATTTTACTTGACCTTTAGTTGCCTTATTTATTTTATCAATAAAAACATTCTTTTGAGAAGCGACCCCATCTTTTGGCTTGTCTAAATCAATATTTCCTACCGACTTAGACAAATCACTATTCTCAAAATCACTTTGAGTAACTAATAAGCTATCGTATCTACCCTTTTCGACATAAGGGTTTGCATAATAATTAATTTTTCTATCAAATTTAACTTTTCCAGACACTGCCAAAGGGTACATGACTTCAAAATCCTTTTGTTGTCTTAGGAAGTATAAATGATGCCTGAATTGATATAATGTATATTTAACAAATTTATCATCATTAATAGCTAAACCCGATAAACTAGCAAAATTAAATATCTCATCTGAAAATGATTGAGGTGGATTATCTTTGCTTAACTCAATTAATTTTTCTTCCATATCTTTATGATACTGTTCAATGCGCTTAATGCTTATTGCATTTTGTTTTAATATCAATTGCCTTATTAAATCAAAATCACTTTCATCGAACACAACTTCTTCTCTACCATCGATAGAAATTATTATTTTAATTTGAGCTAAACTCAAAGCATCAACACTATCTATCTCAATATTTGTTGTTATCCTAATGATTTTATTAATATCATCTTTGGAGCAACCATACACCTCTTCTAGCTTGCAAACATCAAACAACATTTCTTGTATTATTTTTTGAATATTAACAAATGAGATTGGATTAGTGAACAAATAAGCAATCAATAACGCCTTTAGATAAGAGGCTTTATATATCGCCTTTCTCTCCAATACGCTCATGGTTGGATATATAAATTCTTTTTTAGAGTGACATAAGATTATGGAAACTAGGTTTTCTTTATATTTCTCAACAACAAGAATGGGGTAAAACTCTAAATTTTTAAAAGTTTGTGGTTTTCCCCATATGTCGTTATCATCATTATAAAAATCTTGTAGTTCCATTAATCAGATACAATAGTAGTCATGATTAGATTATAACCACTATATTCATTATTAAAATTAACCAATTTAAAACCACCGCTATAATCTTCTAGTCCATTCAAGAATAAATATCTACCATTATCATATAATGGCTTTCCATTTAGAGCATCTACCAATTCTTGCATTATAGCAGTTGCTCTATTGTCGTATGCGACTTGGTCTGTATCGCATATCATTTTTCGATTATTTACAATAATTTGCAACAATATATTAACCTTAGCCACTTGCGTATCTTGGGAATACCCATTCAACACTTGTATTCTTAGTTGCGAGAAAACCTCTCCTTTATCGCTCGTCATAGCTTCATCAGAGAATTTTTGAAATGCAACATTATAATTCTCTAAGTGTATAGAACTAGGAGCAATCATACCTTTTATTTCTTCTTGTGACAAATCACTTTTTCCCATTGGATTTTCGTATTTTAATAGTTTCCACAAATTAGGACAATTAATCGCCAAATAATTAATTACATCATATGGGATAGTTCTAATTGATTTATAGCTTGCGTAATCTCTAAAATTATTGACATTATCCATTTTATACAACACCCCTTAACCAAATTTCTAAATCTTTAACCTCTTGATTTTCTATATCTTTTAATTTTATTGTCAACGAGTTTGCTCTATATTGTTTATTGCATTTAATAGTAAATTTATTATTTCCAACATTTTCAATAGAATAATATTGTTGGGGAACACCCATTGATGTTACTTCAAAAGCATCGTCATTAGGTTTTCCATTACTATAATATCTAACCTCATACTCTTGCGATTCGCCTTGCTTTAAACTAGTAACATCGCTAGGAGTAATATTAATTCCATCAACATAAGTTGGTGTATAATTATTTCCATTCCATGCAATATCTTTTTCCAAGTCGTCCTCTGGTTGCTCAGAAACCTTATTCATAAATAGTTTTAATAAACCGTTATTAATACTATTATTATATTGAATAACAACATATGCCCTACCGTTAAACAAAAATCTTTGGTTGATATAGATATTTTTTGTGTCTTTATTGTTTTGAACATATACAACAATATCACAATTAGGCTCTACAAAACCATGTTGCCCCATGTCTAAAGTCGTATATTTCATAGTGTCCTCAAAATTACAAGGATAAGAAACAACTCCCTCCGAAGTCGACATATTTAAAGTTTGGTTGCAAGGAACCATCCTTCCATTAACATTAAATAATCTCAATGTATCTAATGAAATCAATAACCATGTAGTCCACTTTTGGGGAACATCACGAATGTGCAAATAATTAAAATGAATATAATCACCTATTCCAAATTGCAAAGTTTGATAAGGGTATGATAACATTTTTTTATAACCCAATGTCTTATCGTCAGAATTTCCTTCCATAATCCATGTTTTATATTTTTTATCATAGTCCATATTTTTATAAACCCATTCAAAATCCACTGCATCTTCAAATCCATCTTGAACAATATCGCTAGTGCTATCTTTTAAGGAATCGCCCTTGTTCATAATATCCATAATCATAGAAGAACAACCTCTTGTTCTCTTCGGCTTAGCGACCATACATACGCCTACCTGCTAATCTTTTAAGTTTATCTTTTGATTTTCGATAACTATATTTTACAATTAAATCATGAACTCTATCTCTCCATTGAGTAATAGATAAGTTTGATAATTGTTTAATTTGTTCAGCTTGACTATGAACTTTATAACTGTTACTATAAACAATTTGATTCAGCGACCTGTCATTTGCTGCATATGCCTCCAAAAAAGGAATATTCATACCCTCAGCAAGAATAATTTTTTCATCTATATCCAAAGTTTCTTCAAAATATCCTATTTCATAAGCACCTACTAAAATAGACAACCCCACTTGTGGGGCTTGGTCAAAGGTGATAATATGAGTAAGTGGGTCATATTGGTAACCAAATAACTCCACATAATAATCATCATCATCTCTTTTTGTACCAACCCAAATATTGGTTTGACCGTCTTGTGGGATTGGGTCTAATTGAAATTGGGTTTCTACCCCATCTCCATCAAAAAAATATTCGCTCTCGCTATATCCCTTTATTTTAGTTAGGTCTTTATGGCAATCATACAAAAATGCCCCTATGGCATATTGTAATTGTCGATAACACAAAGAATAAAATTGATATAGAGGAAGTTTAGCCAATTTAGGGTCTTTTCTAATAACTTCGTTTAAACAATATATTTCTTCAAATGTAGTCATCAATACTCCCTCCATTCATTGTTATATTAGTGAACTAAATTTTTTAAAATTTGTAAAGAATTAGCTGCTTGAACTAATTCTACTCCAAAGAATTTTTCGATAGTAGCCCTACTTGCATAAGGAATACGTTCTAATCTTTTATCTAATTCTAAGTCAGCCAATTTATATAGAATCATGTGCATAATATCTATGTTAGTTTTAATTTTTGTCTTATCATCTAACCAACTGTAAATTTGGTTGGCATCTCCGCCATTGATTAAATCCATGATTTCATCTTCATCATAAATAAATGTACGTTTAATTCTGAACTCTTTATATTCATTGTCATCATCAAAATAACAAAGCCCTTGTTCAAATACTTTTTTATTAGACGCTTTCTTAAATACTTCTTTTAAATCCGCTCTATCACATTCAACTTCTTCCCCATATTCAAATTGGAGAACCACATCGCCTTTTTGTGATGTTAGCGTAACGCCATAAACCGCATTACAACCCACCATAATAGTTTCACCTAAATCATCATCGGCTTTTGTTTCAATCGTAGCTTGTTGAAGTTGATTAGCTTGTTGAGCTTGTTGTTTAAACATTTCTACCAAAGCACTTTGTTGTTTTAACATTTCATTTACTTCGGCTAATTGTTTTTTCATTAATTCAAGCTCTTCATCTTTGGCATCTTTGGCTTTTTGCACAACCTTTGGTTCTTTCTTTTTGGCATTACCACGTTTTGGTGTCTTTGCTTCTTTTGTTTCATCATTTTCAGACGAGATATTTACTTGTTTGTTTTCCATTATATCAATTTCCTTTCTACAACAATGATATAAGAGGCTAGGAATAGACCCTAGCCAATATCATTATTCCACTATATTATTTTTACAATTATTGAGCAACTTTAATTAAACCATAATGTGCTTGTGTAACAATGGCAGCATCAAATTGCATATGATAAGAATAGCTTACTTTGTGTAATGAACCACGAGTAGCATCTGTTTCTTTTGCATAAGCATAATTTTCACGAACTAATGTTACTGGTTTGTCACCAACTGAACTTAATAATACAATTACGTCAGCAGGTAATAAGATTGTTGAAGCTTCTCCAGTGAATGGTTGTGATAAATCAGTAGCTTGTGGGATAACAATGTTATCAACACCAAAAGCACGACCTAAGAAACCATCTCTAATCATTTGGTCTTGACTTTCAAGACCAAAGTTAGTTGTAGCGATAGTACCAGCTTTGTTAAATGCAGTTAAAGTACCATAAGCCTTAACTTCAGCACCACCGTTTACAGCTTGCAAATCACTAATCATTTTAACCACTTTATCACTTGCATAAGTAGCAGAATAGAATGGTGTACCATTTAATTTATTAGTATCGAAAATTAATCCAGCAACTAATTGATATTGAGCATATAATAAAGCCATAGCAACTTTAGCCACTTCTTTACCAAAATCAAATGTTCTATCAACAATACGAATATAATCCATTTGAACACCTAAAGCGTATTCTTTTGGAGTGATTGTGATACTTTGTTTAGTAACACCGTTTAAACGAGTTACATTTGTCATATAAGAACTTCTTTGTGCAACAGGCAACCCTTTTGTTTCGATTTCAGCAGTATAAGAATCTCCTAATCCCACTGTTTCGATATTACATAAATTTAATAAAGCAGTTGGGTTAGAGTTAGCTACAACTCCTGAAATTGCCTCAACTACAATTGAATTATATAAAGCGCCAAAAGTTGGATTAGAAAACGCTCTTGCAACTCCTTCTTTTGTGTTTAATGATAAGTGTTCTAAACCAGATTTAGAAGCACAATATCCTAATAACGCATCTTTAACGTTTTTGTTTTTATGAGAATATTCTTTTTTATCCATTTTGAATGAGTCATCACATAAACCTTTGCTTACATAATGGTCTGAACTATAAGCTAAAGCTAATTCAGTTAACCCATCAACAATCACAGCTGCCTCGTTGTCAGTAGCTGAGAAGTTTTGTACTACATTAATTACTTTTTCCATCTTATATTATCCTCTCTTTCCTTATTAAGCTACATCGTCACCGATGAAACCAGTTGCGATTACAGTTTTGATAAATTCAGCACCAAATAAACCACCAGCACGTAAATATTCACCAGCAGTTTCAACTCTTAAATAACATTTAGCAGTTGCATGAGAGGCATTGTTGACCAAAGCATACTCAGCTTGTACTGGAATTAAGAAGTTTTTAGCAGTTGCTGTAGCGTTCTTAATTGCATCGTGAGAAATTTCAAAACGAACATAATTATCAATCATTACTACTGTAACAACATCTCCTCCTTTAAATTCGTATTGAGTATAGTCTGGTTGTCCTTCTGGGCGTCTACCATCAGGTAATTGTTCAAAACCACCATTAATAACTAAACCAAATCTTTGAGTATTAATATCAGTAGGAGCAGCACCTTTGTAAACATCAACGTTTCTTGCTCCAAATGTTACATCCAATTCTTCTAATGTTAATACTGCACCAGCTTGGATTGTTTGTCCTTCTGGAACGCTTGCAGTGAATACTAAACGGTCAGGCACACGAGTAATTGGTGCGCAATAAAAATGTTTGATAGCCATATATATTTCCTCCTAATTATTTACCTTTTCTATATTTTTTAGCTAAACTTTCTAATGGGTCTTGATTCTTTTGAGCCATTGAAGTATTATCAATAGGCATAAATGAGAATTTTTTAGTTTCATCAATTTCTTCAATTGCTTTCTTAGCATTTTTTGCTACAGCAGCATATACTTTTAATGAGAATTTTTCTTCATCCAATTCACCACAACCAAATTTAGCAATTTCAGCTTTAAATGTTTCAGCTTCATCGCCCAAGCAACTAGCATATTCTTTTACTAAAGCGTTCATAGCTTCAACACTTTTAGCATGTTCGATTTCTTTTAATTTGTTTTCAAGAATAGCATATTTCTTTTCCCAATAATCTTTGTCAGCGTCAACATCATCTTCTAATCCCTCTTCGCCTTTATCATGGGGTTCGATTTTATTCTTTTTAACATTTTCTTCTTTTTCTTTGACATCATCTTCTTGTGCCTCAGCATCATCTTTGATTTCTTCGATATCTTTGTTATCCTTATCAAGTTTATTCTTGATTTCTTCTGCCATAGAAGCATCCTCCTTTTCTTTGTCTAATCCTAATTTTTTGTAGATACTTTCTACTTTATCAACCACTTTGGTATCACCCTCGGCTTTGGCATAACCCAAAGCAGAAGCTAACCCTCCTCGATTATAAACAGCAGTATCTCCAACAATTTCCATGACTGGATATTTTAATTTAGAACTTGGGCTTTCTTCCCACCCTTGTTCAACAAGCAAATAAACATCTTTAACTAATGTCTTATAGTTTTTAGCACTTAAAACTTTATTTCTAAGTGCTGTTTTATCTACGTCTCCCCAACTAGTATTAGACATCTCTTCGCTTGATTTATTAACCTTTATTGCTTTTTCTTTGCCTAAATCTTCCTTTTTAGCAAATAAAGAATTTTCAATAAATTCTTTCATTTTATTACCTCCATAAAGACTATAAATATCTCCATCTTTATGTTCTTTCATACTATTTTCAATTTCAATTAATTTACTATGAGATATATAAGAATTGTAAACAATATCTTTAACATCATTAAGAACCAAATCAATATCCTTATTTGTTGATTTTTTGTTGATTAAATAATTGTTCATATTATCATTGATATTGTTTTTTAATTCTAAAGGCAATTTATATTTTGTGTTTTTAGAAAATTTTAAATAAGTATTGTTATAGTCATCATATGAATATTTAATAACATTCATCTCAGACCCTTCTATGCCCTCTAGTACATCCCTACCTAATAGAGCAATTCCTCTTAATTTCATTTTATTAATTTTTAGAATACCATTATCTTGTTGCCAACCATCTAAAACAATAATTTCAATACTTATTTTTAAACTACCATCACGCTTTTCAATAATACGCATTAAAGTAGGAAGATATACTTTATGAATTACACCTATTACTCGAACATAGGTACGACCATCTCTTTCTACGTATTCGATAGGGGTTAAATATGGAACGTGACCAGCAATTAGCATTGTAGCATCGCCATCTCTAGCGTGTTCTAGTACATCCGTACTCATACTTGGAATCACGCTATTATTAAGACGATAAATAATTGGTTTGTCTCTAAATGTTTCTTTAGAACATTCAATACAATCCATATCAATGTCAGTTTTATTTCTATTCACGCCTAAGTGACACAAATCTAATGAAACTAAACAAGTATCTTTATCTTCTTCAATAACACTTAAATAATCTAACGAAAATTCCAAATTCATTTTATTAACTTTTTCCACTACTCTTCACCCCTTTCTGATTGTTTTCTCAATCCCCACTCTTTTAAGAGTTTAGAAAGGCTTTCACATTCTACATATTTGTATACAACTTTGCCATTTTTGGCTATAAAGTCACCAACTGGCAATACATTATTTTGTTCTAAAAATTTACACAAAGGTATAGAACCACATTTAAAATATTTAATCTTGAATCTATCTTCGATTTCTTCGGTATTAACAATTCTCACTAATCATCACCACCATCGAATACAAAGAATTTATCACACATATAATCAAATGTAAACCAATCATCATTTTTGACTGTATTGGCTTTATCCACTAATAATATAGATTGTTCCATAAATTTATTAAATGTTCTCATAAAGCTATCCAATTCCTTAGAAACATTATAATCGCCATGTTCGTTAGCCACTTTTATAGCTTGAACTAATATATTATAAGTTTCTTCATGATATTTTAAGTTCTTATAAAAAAACTCTCTTGGACTATTGTAATCGGAATCATCTAATGGTGTTGGTAAGTATTTTGTAGTTACATTATACATAGATTGAATATTTGAAATAGTATCACTCCACGCAATGGGAAATAAATGTGCAAACCCTTCATGAAATATTTTTTCAAAATTATTCATAGCATACTTAACATTTAATACAGATAAACCTCTATCCCATATTCTATTCAAAATAAATCCTTGTTGAACCAATTTATCCAACATCTCATTTGTTTCTTCGCTAATTAACAATTTCATCACTCCTTTCTATTCTTGACCCCTGCTATCTCTGGTTGCTATTCCCTCATCGCTCAAATTCATAGTATCTATTTTATCTCTGCCACTTGTTGCATTGACTTTTTGTGACGCTTGGAATTGCGATGTTAGAGGTTGCATTGCACTCTTTAATCCAAACTCATTTTCCAACAATGTTAATCCCTCTAATTCATGAGGCAAATAACCAGCTGCACTAGCAAGATGCTGAATTGGAAAGTTCGCAGAAGTTGTTAGCTTTAACGCTGTATTAATTTCTTCATCTCTTTCTAAGTCATTTCCGCTAAATTTTGTTACCCAAGAATATGTCTTGGTTGCGTTTGAAATTTGCCAATCCATCATTAGTTCAAATTGTGGATATAACGCCTTGGCTACATATAAATAGTCCTTTCTAGCATTAATTGTAATAGCCTTTGCGGATTTTGTATCATCATCCCCAAAGAATGTCCCTGTTGTTCCAGCACCTGCATAAAATGTATCGTTCGATAAATTAACGATATTATCTAGATTGCTCGCTTGAGCAGTCGATACATCATCGATTTCAAAAGGAGAGGCAAACATAGTAATATTATCTGGCAATGTAGATTGTATCATTTCTACAATTTCAGCTGCCTCCTCATAAGGCATAATCATTTCATCAGTATTCTTCTTTTGTGGAATTTTACCCCATAACACTTTCCATAACTCTAGAGCAGACTTATCTTTTAATAATTGTCTGTACGAAAGTATATCTAAAGCACTACCAAAAGTATTACTTAACGGTGGTATCTTTAAGGCTTTATTGGGGTCAAAAGTTAATACAAATGTTTCGTTAGGGTCTAATGCCAAATATTGATATGGTGCTAAGGCTTTTCCTGCCAATCCATCTTTTCTTTTTTCATTAAATAACTCATATTGCTTATAAAGATTAGGAATTATATTAGGAATATAAGCCATTCTATCAAAATAAGACAAATCCAATGAAGCAGTCCAACCATAAGCCCACTTTGATGTAATTATACACCAATCAGTAGGTAATTGCAAAAAGTTTATATCATTTTCAGTTTTTTCTATATGCCAAATAGAAACACCATCTTGCATAGTTGCCAACGCCATACTTCTAAATCTTTGTTTTGGCTTCGCTTTAGCAATAACATCGCTTGCAACTCTATAACTGTTTTGATATGATTTTAGTGATGAGCTACTAATTTGCGTACTACTTCCTGGCAATAACATACAATTAAAACTCAATATATCAGCAAAATAATGAACAAAACGATTGTATTGACCAACTGCATACTCCAAATATTGCGATAGTGCCCTTAATTTTCTATCGTTATATTGAGGTGCTAATAGCCAAGCCTCAATATCATCGCTAGTGGCTTCTGCAGGGTTGAAATTCATGTCTTGTAAAAATCTTTCCTCTAAATAAGGTTGAGAGACACCATTATGAGCCGACAAAGTAGCTAACATTTGTGCTTGTTCTACGCTTCTTTTTAAAGATTGAGCATAAGCATGAATACTTTCACCAAACTCTTGTGAAGTAATTGGCTTTTTAGAATTGCTTTGTGGCTTATTTATTTTTATTGGCTTTTGTTTGTTTTTATAATTTCGATTAGCCATTGTGTCCTCCTTTCTATCTAAATTTAAACCCTACTCTACGCTTATTAGTAGAACGAGTTTTCATAGCTTCTTTAAATTTTTCGGCAGAATATGAATTATTCCCACCTTTTAATTTACCTATCTCTTTTAAAGATATAAAATAATTACCATAAGATATTGACGAATACCTATCCTTGCGACCATTGGTTGGTTCAGTTAGTCTAATATTTACGCCAAATATCTCCATGCTTAAATTTATACATTCTTCTATTAGTTCTGATGTTTGAACATATGGAGCAAGTTTTAACGCTCTATAATTTGGATTATCATTATTCCTGAACAAAGAATCCTTTGAAGTCAAAATATCTATTGCTCTTTGTTCGTTGACTAAAAATGATATACTGTTATTATCTAATTGCTTCTTAAAATCTACAGCAATCTTACTATTCAAAGCTAAAGAGCCTTGAATTGGAAAGATGACAGGCAATGCCCCACTTTCAATCGTTCTATTCCTTAAGTCACTTATAGTTTCTTTGTTTAAAACGTGCAACTTATCATCATCTATAATAGTCCAAGCAGGATAAACTTCGCCAGTAATGTCATCAATAATCTCTTTTGTTAATTCATCATAAACTGTAATACCAGCATTTTGAGTATCAATAACCAAATAATCAGCTCCATACTCATAATACAATTGTTTTATTCTAAGCGCTTGACGAGATGCAGTAGCACCATTGTGGCTTTCTATATAATCAATATCTCTTTTATATCTAGTTCCATCAAAATTTCCCTCAATGCAACCTATAACGGTGTTATCGTTTTTCTTACCTTTTTTTGTTGCGATATCAATTGTAACAATCCTAATATTGTCATCACTTCTTGTTTTATTATAAGGATTATCAATATGTCTCTTGCCAACTATCTCAACGTTGCTATATGGATAAAAAGGTTCTCTAAGTCTTCTGTTAATATCCATGTCATCTAATTTAAAATATGAATCTCCAGACTCTCCAATCATACTGTTTTCATATTCCATCTTAAATGTTAGGTCATCCATTGTACTTTTTTCTCCAAAAATATCCTCTGGTGTTTTTAATTGGTGTTCCAATGCTAGATACATATCAAATGCCACGAGACAACGCTTTTTCCCATTAAACATGTCAGTAGATGTTTCAACAATTTGTTTCCACATCCAATTACTCTTCCAATAAGCAGAAGATATATATATTTTTTTAGATTGTTCAGCTTTTAAGTTTTCATATTTACTCAACAACATATATGGTGGTTTTCTAGGAACATTAAAAGGAATAATTACAGAGTCAACAATTCCTTTATTTAAAGTTCTAAACTCTTCTAGTATTATTAGATTCGAACGCAAACCACGAGAATTATCATTATGTGCTGTTACTATAATTGAAGAACCGTTTCTAAATTTAACTTCATATTCGTTATTACCTGTTGTAATTTTAAGTATCTCTCTACGCAAATTGGGAGACATTCTCATTAATTCTTTTTCTATCTTCTCGGTAATAATCAATCCAGCTTGCGATAATTTCGATGCAACGATAACAATCCTAGCCCCAGGATATAATATTGCATAACAACAAATAAATAACGCAGTCAAGAAACTCTTTCCTATGGCTCGAGCAGCTATCCATACAAACACATTATTTGTCATCATTAAGTGTAATACAAGTTTTTGAAATGGAAATAAAGATATACCCAAATAATGCTCAGCAAACAACTCTACATTTCTTCTATAAAAAGTAATCCAATGCCTTAATCTCTCAATGGTTTTATCATTATTTCTTTCATATAAAGATATTTTATCCTTGTTTGATGCCATTTTTTTAGACAAAGCCATATTTATTCACCTTCGAATTTGTCATAAGATATCTCCATATCATTCTCAAAACTACCATCAATTTCATCTTCATTGTAGTTAATGTGTGGAAAATCTCTATGACCCAATAATAAATTCTTTATAGGGCGAACAATGTGTAAATTAAAGTATTTTTCAAAACCTTGATGGTCTTTATAAAGATTTCTATCTGAGAAAAACTCAGCAGGCATATTTTGTTCAATATCATCAATCCATTTTCCAAATGTCTTATTTCCCTCGCTTGCCTCTTTGTTTTTCTTTAGAGTTGCAGGGTCTAAACCCATATCTTTAATAATTGATGACTTTTGTTTTAATAACGATTCGGTTGGTTTACCATTTGATATTACAGATTTTTCAATACTTAATTCCACTCTGCACAAATCTCTAATATATGATATACTTATAACATCATCTAATGGAACACCATCAGACCATTTTTTATACAATTGATTTAATCTTTTATAATCTTCGGCGGAATAACCTCCGCCCCAAACTTCCATATTCTCTTTTTCAACAGTCACCAAAGGAACATCTTCGACTGAACCCCTATTTTCGTCACTATTATAAAAGTTTAATCCACGATATTGGGTTGCACTATTGACAAATCTAATATATTCTGGTAAGATTTGTTCTTCTCCCCACTCTTTTTCTACCGCTTTATCGATAATCGAATCAACTAAATTCTTATCATAATAAACATCCAATAAACCGCACAATCTAAATATTGCTCTATGAACGCTATCATACTCTTTTACCATTTGGATATACATTTTTTTAGTACATTCCTTACAAATTGGCATAATGTAAAAAGCGTTAGAACGAGATTTATAAAATTTAGACTCGTCCAATTCTTCTTTGCAATGAAAACAACGCCATTTTTCCTTTTGTGGCTTTGTATTAATTAATTTCTTTTTTGAACTAACAGCCATTGAAAATGACCTCCTTTCACCAAAAACATTCTTACAATTTTTATGTATTATGAGGAGAATGGAAAAACTCCTCATATAATTAAAAGGGAAGTGATATTAAAAAGGACTCATTTTACAAAACAAGTCCTTGGAGATAATAAACTTATTACTTAAAATGAAGTCTTGCACTCCATTAGAAACTACACTATGAGTGTTGCTTTTGCAAATTAAATAATATTCGCAATATGGATTTACATTTTTCCCAAATATGTCGACATTATTTTCGGCTAAACATACTTTATTATGGTTCATAACTATACACACCAATTTGGTTTTCCAACTCAATAGATAGTTCTCTATATTTATTATATTGATTAGAATAATATTCAACATCTCTCTTAGCTTTATTTAAGCCCTCTTGAGATTGTTGTAATTCTTGTTTTAAAACATCATTATCATGTTTAACCTTGGTATAGTTTATGCCAAGTAACAAAGATAATAATGCTAGAAATGTCAATATTTTCACTTCTATTTCTTTTTTTAACATTGTTAGATACCCATTAAACTAAAGAAAGTTTTTCTTCCAGCTACCCCATCAGGATTTAATCCATGGTCACGTTGATATTGTTTTACACACGCTTCTAATCCTTTTCCAAATTGACCTGGGCACTCTACACCGTTAGGATTATACCCATGGCACATTAAAGCAATTTCTAAAGCTGTAACCATGTATTGTTTTTCTCCTCGTTTAACATAGTGTTTACCAAAAGCATCTTTTGACTTTGTTTGAAAATAACCATCTGGGTCAAGGTGCTTTCCATAATCTAAATTAATAGCATGTTGCACACAACGTCTAACATTTCTTAAAGTGTCGCCACCTTTAATTCCATCAACACTAATGATATGCCCTGTAAAGTTAATAGAATGTTGTTGTCCTGCTCTAATTAAGTCATTTCCGCTTGCTTGTGGCTTAGTTTGAGTATTTTGGGTAGCTTGACTACCGCCACCATTATTAACATCCACAATGGCGTTAAAAATAGCTCGAGCGATTTCCGTTGCCCCAATTGATTTATAATGATTAGCATCTTCTGTATCAACGAAGCACACTTCAATTAACATAGATTTTGCTTTTGTTTTTTTGATTACATATAAACCGTTCCCAGCTTTTACACCACGATTTTTAAATCCTAGATTTGAAATATTTTGACAAACCTCTAGAGCATCGGCGAATTGTCTACCATTATAAGTATATACTTCTACTCCTCGACCACCGCCTGCATTAAAATGAATTGAGATAAAATAATCCAAATCATCTCTGTTTGCCATATTAACAATTTGACTCAAACAAGAATTTTGACTAGGCGCTTTATCAATAGTGCAATTTACTACGTTATGACCAGCTGTTCTTAACATTTCCATTAAAGGAGCAGACACTGCCCTAGTTTCGTTACTTTCATTAATAATACCGTTTGCCCCACTTCCAGGACCCGTTTTAGTATGACCTGCGTTTATTCCAATATTCATATCATTCACTACCGCCTTTCTTTTTATGTATTAGTAGAAAGGGTTTACTTTCTACTAATTATTTTTTAAATTTCTTTAGAATCTACTTTTTCACTAACTAATGTAATTAAATTTCTCACTAATTCAAATCCACCAGTAGCCATAACTCCAACAAAAGCACCAATCACTGCTTTTTCAATCGAAGTGTAAATACAATAATAAGAGACACAACCAACTACAGCTAAGATAGTAGGAATTAATTTGTTATTTACCCAATCTAATCCAACCCATAGTTTAATTAAAAAGCCTAACATTACACAACCTAAAAACACATAAGGGTTAATCATTTCTAAAATAATACTTGTATCCATATTTCATCCTCCTTATAATCTTTATGGAAATTTTAAATTTACACCAAATAATTAAATTTGGTGTAAAGCTATACTAATGTGTGGTATATTTATTAACAATAGACCGCCACACACGGTCTGCGATTGTTTTATGCACGTGCAAAATAGAGGAAGGAGCGACCCCCTCAATATACTCGGGCTCACCACCCTAATAAACAAACAATCGCCAAGGGCGCAAAGCCATAATTATCAACACTTTAAGTCACCCTCTACCTATAAGAGAGAGTTTCACGCTTTTTACTTTAAATTAATAATTCTAAGATATTCACTTACATTTTCTTTCGATACAATTATTAGGTTTTGACTTGGTGTTGAAGAAAATCTAAATTTCTTAGCATGAGCGTCTGTTCCACTTAAAGTTCCATTTTCAATAGTTCTTCTTTCGTTGCTTTCACTCAATGCTGGAGAATGTCTATGACCTAATATATGTAAATCAAAATCTCTATGAATTAAACTTGATAAAGTATTTACCGAGTTTTTAGGATTATCATTATGCCCATGACTAGCAATGATATTATGATTATAAACTTTAAAAGTCGCATACTCATCGTCTAATTCATTATCCAAAATTTCAACATTATCAACATCTTCAAACCTGTTCTTTAAATGCCAATCAATTAATCTTGTAAAGTTTTCGCCATCCAAAGACTCTTTTTTATTTGGCATTACCCTAGAATGGTTATCCAGCGTAGAATAGTATCTAATATTAATCCCTGTTTGACTAATGTTATAAATCAACTCAGCTATCATTTCAGATACTTCCATAACTTGCTCCATAACATCTTTTACATTTTCTAGTCTAATAGTAGGATGAATAATCCCACTGCACAAATCATTAAGATTTACAATAACTAATTCATCCAATTTAAACAAATCAATATCTTTTACAACTGACTCATATATTTTTGATACTCTTTTTTTGGCAATTTGAGGATTGAATTTATTTATATGATTATCAATCTCAATACCATAATGCCAATCAGATAGACACAAAATGCCTTTATACATACCATTTATATTTTTTTTATAATTAAAATTATTAGAAGTCAAAAAAGGCTTTGAATCTTTCATTATCAAAGCATATTCTCTCGCAAAATCAAACGCTTGCTCATATCGAGCATCTTGTACCTTAATTCTTCTTAACAATCTTTTCTCGTCGTTAATTTTAATTCTTTCTTTTTCGAGCCTAATACTAGAACGCATAATAGCTTCTTGAATTTCATTTGGAGACGATTCAACAATTTCTTCTTCCAAGTCATTAACCATCATTTTACAACCATAATATTCTCTACGTGCGACATCTTCACTATGTCTTATATTAAATACTATCTCTATCCAATCAGCATGACTTCCTTTGAATAATCCATCTTTTCTCATTTGAACCATTCTTTTAATATAGTCAAAGCGACTTTCATTTTTCCCTTGAAAATAATTTTTACTCATCTTCTTCATGTAATTCACCCATTGAGTTAGTTAGCCTTTCTTTTAAATTACCGCCTTGTTTAAATAACATCGCCTTAAATCCAGGCACAATAACTTCATTCTTATTTAAGTCTAACCCTCTGCGTGGAGATTTGTCTACTGTATAAAATTTACCAAAACCAGAGAACATAATAGTATTACCTTGCTCCATGGCTTCTACAATGGTTTCTAAAAATACATCAGTAATCCATTTGCTATCTCCTATTGTGGTGTTTAGATTTTCAGCTAATCTTCTTGCAAAATCTTCTTTGTTTAGTTTCATACAACCCTTCCTTTCTACAAACAAATTGACAAAATATTTTGGAAAATGCATAAATTCCAAAAATGAGTGTTTATTATAGTATATTCATAATATACTCAACGAGCAAAAATATGCTCATCAAGTATATTGAAATTATTTTCTTTTTCCCCAATCAATTTCTCCATAGAATTTCATAAAATTATTGTCTCTTAATATATAGTCGGGATTATTGTTATCTAATTTATAGTTTATTCTTAGTTTTCTAGTATACTTTTGAATATAGTCTTTCCACTTTTGAATTTCTTCTAAATCTTCAACATAACCAACCTCTAATAATTCTTTTAGTTGTCTATTATAAACATTATTAACATTTAACCCTCCCCATTCAGAGAGTATTCTAATATTAACATCAAAATCACCATCATTATTTGCAAATGCTTTAGCATAACATAATATTAATAAGGCTAATTTTCTTGTTGATTTTTTAGTGCTTTGTGTTTTAATATACTCTATATCATCCTTAGATATATTAACCACCCCATCATGACTATCAATAGATACATATTTTTCAAGAACATCTCTAATCAAATGTTTGACACTTAGCTTTATATATAATCCATATTTGTTAGCCCAAGTAAAAATCAACTTTCTAATTTCAACCTCATCATTAATCCCCAAACCATAATAATGCCTAACGAGTAAAGTACAATAATATCTCATATGATAAGCGTTCAAGTCAACTCCATTTAATATATCGTTAACTTTTAGTCTTTCATTTGTCACAACTTACACCTCGCTTTTAATTTCTTTTAATGAATATCTTTCTCCTAATATCTCAATATCACCATTATCATCTCGATATGGTATATTATGGGTGATTGCTTCTATGTTATTAGGTAACCAATCTCCAACCACCGCCCATAAAATCTTTTTGCTTTTTTTTGGATATTTCTCATAACATAATTTAACAATGCAATTTACAATCAATTTTTTGTTGCTTGTAATTTTTAACAACTTATCTTTATAATCCTCATAATAATAAGCCCAATCAACTTGATATTCTTTTGCAAACTTTTTATTAACATTTAAATAATTGTCTTGGATATACTCTTTTGCTTTTTCATATCTATTCAAATCCTTGGCTTCTTTAATAGTTAAATTATTTTTATCCTTTACTTGTTTTATTCTATTGTCACCATAGGTATTTAAATTACGTTGTTCAATAATTAAATCTTGCGACAAGTTAACAAATTCTAAATAAATCTTTTCTATTTTATCCATAACATCTTGATTATCCTCAACGCCTTCATCTATCATAATAGTATAATCAAAGTTATCATAAGTTCTTGTGTATTTTATTTTTCTTTCCCAATTCTCTATTTTAAAACACATTGCGTTCATATTACTTCGGTATTTATTAAAATCTCTTAAGGTGGCGTAATATGGACTACGATACTTCATAAAGTATGGAATTGGTCTTGCATACTTGGCGATTGCTTTTGGTAAATTAAATCTTATCCCAGTTTTTGACGCATCAACCTCTTTGCCAACAAAAATACTTAGCGTAGAGATATAATCATCATGTATTTTTTTTGTTTTTTCTGTTTTTTTCATCTTGTTATGATAACAACTGCTGTAATTAGAATATTCTCCAATTCTATTACTAGAATTATTAATTATTAATTTTTCGATGCTATCAATATTATAATAATCTGGTTCTACAGTTATTTTATCTTGAACATCCATGGTTACTGGAATCGACATATCAACCCCTTTAATCATGGTTGGTTCGTCTAAAACGAACAATAAATCACCGTCAAAATCACATCCATTTAATCTCGCCATATGTGGGCTATTACAATCTATCATACAAACATTTTGCAAATGCCCCAAATACTTTTCAATTAGTTCATTTCTTACATATGTAACTACATCGTGTTCTGAACTGCAAATATGTGGATTTCGTGTAATGAGATATTCTTTTCCAACTTCGTAACCACATCTACCTCTAGTCCAAAACTCTTGAAATCCTAAACAACCATTTGGCTCTAGTCCACCAATATGCTCCATAAACAAAATCAAATCAGGAACTGCAAACTTAAAACAACCTCTTAAATATAACTTTCCACATTTAGCATCGTTTATATTTCCTTTTAATAAATTTATAACATGATTTACTACACCCTCTTGCTTAAGCATCTCTGGATTTTTAGCAATGGCTTTAATATAATTACTACTAAGTTTATACTTATCTCCACAAATTCCTAAGAATGTTTTTACATATTCCTCTTTGCCATCTATGACTTTTTGAAAATAATCCAAAGTTTTATCTCCCAACTTCTCAAAATCTGAAAATGGGATGTTTAAATCTTGTAATATTTGATAATTTGCCTTTGTATAAATTTTCTCATCTTTTTCATTAAAATTATATTTAGCAATGCCAAATACATGGTCATACTCTTCTAACTTAGATAAATAATATTCCCAATCTCTATAATCGTTGTAATATTTGAAATAATTAAAACCTTTATACATAGACTTATCCATAATAATCATAGGTTCATAAACGCTATGTTTAACACCCCAAATATCTTCTATCCATTCAACACCATGGTCAACAAAAAACTTTGTGTAATCAACCTTATGAATACAACCTTTCATATAGCACGCTCTAACAATCATAGTATTAATATCCTTTGGCAAATCTAACTCTTTAGTCATTTCTTCAACAACCAAAGGATGAACTATACCCATTCCATCAAAACAATCTATTTCAATATCTCTAGTTTCTTCCTCTATTACTTTTTTAGTATATTCGATAATTTCTCCATCTTCATTTTTGAATGTATCTTGTTTATCATGCAAACATTTAATTTTTACATTTTTTATAGTTCTATTTAATCCTTTGGTAATAATTATCTTAGGCATATAATTTTCTAACATATGACACCCAGTTAACATCAACCCTCTGTATGCTGATAATTTGCTTACTACTGTTTTGTTAATCCTATTATCCATAGATATTCTTTTATCTAGTTCTTGTGCGATAGTTTTATCAACAAAACTTAACTTCCCAGTTCTGCTCATAGAACCACTGCGTTCACTTAATACAAATTCTTGGTCATTAAATCTAAAACCGTTTCTAACTATTGATTTTAAATCCTCTTCCTTTGTTCCTCCATCAAATTCAACAAAAGCAATATATTTATTCATTTTATTATTTGTATTCGTAATTAATCTAATTTGTCTAAACTCTTGATTATCACTAGTATACTTTAAATGACTTTTGATATATTGATTATCGCCAACTATCATAAAGTTTTCTTCGATAATTTCCTTTAAATTAAAATTTAAAACTTTATACAACTTTGGAGATTTCATTAATAATCACCACAACTTCCTATTTTATTTTCTTAAAATTTTTCTTAATTTCCTATAATTTCTTTTATTTTCTTTTTATTTCAATTTATTTTAGAAATTATAATCATCACGAAAATCTTCTATTTGTTTGCGATACCAAAAATCATATTCATCAACAATTAATTCGTCTTTGATACTTTTCGGCTTATATCTGTTATAAGACATCTCTGACCATTCTGTTCCCCCCTCTTCATCACCATAACAATCATCATAAATAATTTTATTTTCCATTTTACTTTATTTCCTCCTATAATTCATGTGATTTACTTTACTATTATAGTATATCATACATCATCACCTTTGTAAATACTTTTTGTTATTTCTTTTGGTTGTTTAATCTTATGAATTTATTTAATAAATCATATTGATTAGATAAAAAGTAATTATCATACATAAAAGCCTTGTCATTATTTTCAGACAACATAATCATGCCCTTATTATTAGTTCTAGTATATTTGTTTTTGATAGTATCTTTTAATATTGTAACAAATGTATTATTTAATCTTCTTTTATCTAATGTTTTATTTTTTAACTTATCCCTATTTAAAATTTGAATATCATACGCTTTGCAATGTCCGTTACAATCAAATCTATTATTTATTTCTTCGCTGACCTTAGCGTAAAAACTTTCTTTAACGCTATTAGACTTATACATAAGGTCTGCTTCTTTTTCCAATTCAAACTCTGCCAAGACTTGATTATAAATATCTTTGATAATATATTCTTCATTCATATCAACTTCTCTAAACGTTGATAAATCATAAAACTCGTGATTATCATATCTTAATAAATAAGTATCTCTTTTTATTAAACAATCATTAGACATTTTTTTAAACACATAATCAAGGGTTGATGATATTCTACTCAATACAATTTTATTAAATTCATTATAGTTAAATTGATTTGAATTAATCTTTTCCAATTCCTTATCACTTAACTTCATTCCAAACTTATCGTTAATCATACCAACATCTTTTAATAGTTTACTTTTTGTTAATACAATTTTATCTTCTTTATATTTATTCAAGACACAACATATATTGTTGTATAATAAGTTGCTAAGACCGTTTTCTCTTCTTTCTTTGCTCAATTTTTGTTTTTCTTCTTTTTCTAATTTCTTTTGCTCTCTTTCTAATTTCTTTTGTTCTTTTTCTTTTTGTTTCTCTAACTTTTCTAATTTCTTTTGCTCTCTTTCTAATTTCTTTTGTTCTTTTTCTTTTTGTTTTTCTTCTTTTTCTAATTTCTTTTGTTCTCTTAATTCGCCTAACTTTTCTCTTTCTTTCCTTCGTTCTTCCCTTTCTTTTTGTTTTTCTTCTTTTTCTAATTTCTTTTGTTCTCGCAATTTTCTTCTTTCTTCTTTTTCTTCCTCTAATTTTTCTCTTTCTAATTTCTTTTGTTCTCGCAATTTTTGTTTCTCTAACTTTTCTAATTTCTTTTGTTCTCTTAACTTTCTTCTTTCTTCTTTCTCCCTCTCCAATCGCTCTCTTTCTTTTCTTTTTATTTCTTTTTCTTTTTGTTTTTCTTCTCTTTCTAATTTCTTTTGCTCTCTTAACTTTCTTCGTTCTTCTCTTTCTTTGTTTAATTTTTCTCTTTCTAATTTCCTTTGTTCTCGCAATTTTTTTCTTTCTTCTTTTTCTTTATTTAATCGTTCTCTTTCTTTTCTTTTTATTTCTTTTTCTTGCTCTTTCTCTTTTTTCTCTAAATCTTTTTTTCTTTGAGTTTCTTTTTTTCTATTTTCTATTTTATTTCTTTTTACATCATCTAATGCTTGTTTTAATTTATTTGTTTTTTCTTGTGTATAAATATCATTGATTATAAACTTTACACCATCTTTACCATAATCAAAATACAATCTCCATTTATCTAATTGTATAACCCTACTTTTACCACCCATGTAAGGCTCTTCTAATATTTCGCACATTGTTTTATAGTTTTTAACAACTTGACCATTGCTTAACTTATTCAAATTCATCATATTCCTCCTATACACTATCTTAATTTATTATTGTCATTACTAAGTATGATAAAAACAAAACACACAACTATTAACATTGTTATAAAAGCATCGGGGTATGTCATAATAAAATACCCCAACACAAATAATATATATATTAATAATAGTCTTAAATCATTCTTCATAAATAACACCCCTTATGACACCAATGAAGGACAATCTTCATTGTCGTTTTGCCCATTGGTAATATCCAACACATAACAAACTTCGCTTTTGTTAAACGCTCCAATCAAAGTATCAAAATCTTCAATATGAAAATAATTCTCTAAATTATGATTGTGAAATTTATCATAAAGACAATCATTAGCACCAATTGCGTGTTCCTCATCAATGTCAACAATATTAATGCTTTCATGACAAACCAAGTCGTTAACATCATCAACATCTAACTCAACTTTATCTTGCAAAACAATATCATCCAACCCATCCACTAGTAATCCTTTATCATATGCCTCATAAAAATAATAAGTATCATTATATTCAACCATAGCAACATTATTTAGCGTAACGCTATGACCGTTTTTTAATACTAACAAATAACTATGACCAACCTTAACTTCTTCAAATTTTAAATTATTATTTTCCATTTTTTATATTCCTCTTCTTTCTTTTATTTTTTATATTAATTATACAAATTTTAAACTATACAAATTTCATGACAATGCTCACATTTTGCCACATATAAACCATACTCTAATAAATAATTGTGGGATATATCATTATCTAATTTATATTTTTCTAACAAATCTTTAATTTCCTCATAATCTAAATGTTTGGCTACAAATGGTTTGCTCATAACATTTCCACAATGGGGGCATGAATATTCTATTGAAAAACACTTTACATATCTCTTAATTTCTAGTAGTTTTTTCATATGCTATTGATTTCTCCAAATCTTGAATTGCGTCAATTCTTGTTTTCCCACACCCCCATATTTCCTCATACCCCTTTAAATATGCTATCCATATATCTTCTTCTTGCGTTTGTTTAAGGAAATTGCAATTTGCATTATTCGTTATTGTTCTTTGTTTTGTTTCTTTACCTAGGGTAATTATAACTTCACTATTTACAAAATCATTATTTTGATAATTAGTATTTTCCTTTTTTGAAACATTGTAACACGTTGATAATGATGAATTATCCTCTCGCATTGACTTTAATGTTCTTTCAACTATATCATATACTTCGTTTGTACACTTATGTCCTGTTTCCAATTCTATTAAGTTTGATTTAATTGCATTATTCTTATCTTGTTTCTTTTTTAAAAACATATTACTAATCATTGACATTTTTTATCTCCTTTCTATTTGTAATACAATCATAAATCATAAAAAGCTTCATAAACAATATCCTCATAAGCACATCTTTTTAATTTATTAATAAATTCATCGAGACTTGTATATTGCTTTGTTCTTTTTAGTTCATAATCTATATATTCTTTCCATTGAAGTCTTTTAAGGTCAAAATCAATTTGTACCTCATGCTCTTCCTCTTCTCCAATCATAGCATAAGCAAGGTCGATAACATTTGGTATATCGTCAATAGATTTATATGTTATATCACCAAATTCTCTCAATGAGTATTCTTGTAAGGCTTTTAATAATTCTCTTTGTTTTCTTTTGCTTTTGTATTCAACTAATTGTTGCATGGCTCGTTCTTTTACAATAGCACAATTATAATGTCTTGAATTATCATAGTTTGCATCATATAAAGTATTGCCATCATCATAAGAGCCTAAAACACATGATACATGGTCAATACATCTATCTCTATGCTTTCTATAAAACATACACTCGCCACAAGTTTTAGGCACTCCAATTTCTAATAATGTCTTATTCATATATATCTCCTTTCGTAAATATCTTATTCACAAGATAATAATAACATATACATAATATCATTTCAATACCCATTATTAAATTTATTCAATATTTTAATTTGCTGTACTATGATTGTTTCACTAGCGTGAAATGACTTCGTCGTTGCTTAGGTATATTATATTTATTATTAATTAAATGTATATTAAATAAAAATATAATTACAACATGAAATGTTGTACCAAACGAAGTGCGGTAGGCGTAAGCGCTAGTTGCATTGGAAATACTTAATCAATATATATTTCTTTGGCGTACAAGTTTTCTTATTGCAATATGTTATTATTGATTAAGTAATTATCTCTTGCATAGTGAAATGTGGTAGATAAATTAATTCGTTGTTAATTAAGCAATTCGCAATTGATAAAGTATTATATGTGTGTTAGTTGATTTGTCTTTATATATGTACTCATTTCACTTCGTTCAATTTCGTTGCTAGGGCGTTCACTTTGTTCACTTGCTCTCACATTCGTTCGAGTATTATATTTATTTTTTGTAACTTGTGATGAGTTGATAGATTAAATTTTATAAGATTTATAAGTTTAATTAATTTATTTCTTTTTTGGAAATTTATAAGTTTTATAAGTTTTTGATAGTTTTGATAGTTTCGATAGTCAGTGTATATATATATTATATAGTTATATACAGCAACTATTAAAATCAAACAAATCAATTAAACTAATTAAATCAATTAAACTAATTAAATCAATTAAACTAATCAAATCAATTAATTTAATAAATATAACTCTAAATACATTCAATGTGGTTACAATTTTTATCATTATACCTTTTATGCACGTTTATATATAATAATTCAATCATATTACCATACATAAAATCAATCTATTTTAAAATCACACTTATTTATCGCATATATCATAAATTACAATGCCATAGGTACTATTTTATCAACAATTGCATATACATAGTAGTATAAGAACATTAATTTATGCGACTATCATATAACACGGTAACGACTATATATGAATAATATATCATAAACGGAATATATGGCTAAATTACATTATAAATTATATATCGTTCACGAATACGTTAGATTTTAAGCCATAGTTAATGAATTGAACTACGAACATACGAAATCGATATAAAGCGTATGGGATAAGTACAAGCACCATCCTATCAAATTAAATAGTGATTATATTTTCAAATACGCCCCCACATATGCCAAGTTACACCATGCCCCCTATTTTATACAACCTAATACATATTAGATTGTATTTTTTAAATAAAAATAAATATAATTTTAAATTCTAAATATTATAATACATTTTAAAATTACCCCAATACTTAAGCACCTTAACGATTGAACTATGGCACACCTTTTAAAAAATACTTACCACCACACACATCACACACAATCACTAATCCACTCCACTATCCTATCCCATTACCCATACTACCTATACCACACTAACCATATTACCCTACCACAAACCACAAGGACAATGCAATCCAATCTAAGCACCAAACCTATTAACCAATACATTTACACTATATACCATTAAACACACTATACAAGCCATGTATAAGCCATACACCATAGCATACATATATAACATAGTTAAGCACCTTAACAATATATAAATATAATCATATTCCCTACTATGTACCATATAATCACAATACAAGACCATACACGCATAAACTATATAACTATACCAATTATACCTAACTACCACAAACAACGCTCACACAAGCGTTAAATGCTCTACAATGGACATTACACACTAAACTATACTAATATAAATATAAACAATAATATATCTATTTAAATAATAAAATATAATTATCCTATTTATATTACAATACATATTCATTATCATTACATTACATAGTATATGATACTACATTATATCACATACATTAACATTACTACATAACTATATAACCATATGATATATCAATACAATAATAATATATATCTAACTTAATAATGTTATAACAATATTACAATGAACTTACATTATTACCTATCATTATATTGTTATAACATTATTACATATATACATTATTACTTAATAACATTCATTTGATTATACTAACTATTAAACATGGTTTTAAAAACTACATTCAACAATAATCAATACTATATCATTGTAATTACAATTAAACAACATTACTCCATATAGCATAGATATAAAAGCATATAATAGCCCTAGAACGCAAATATAAGCCCATAGGCAATCGTTTTACTATAATAGGATAAATAATACCTATTACACACAAAAGCGTTTGTATAGGCTATAAAATGGCTTATTCTAATATTCTTTATAATCTAACACCTTAATATATTGATATAGCACTTTGTAACTACAATCATGATTATAAAAAACATTTACATTATCGATATATTAAAATAAGCTAAATACAAGCCTTTAGAGCGTTGTTTTATTAAAAGGGTATAATAACACCTAAAACCCTAAAACGTTTCTCTATGGCTTTATATTTAGCTTGTAGACTATTATATATTTTATTAGATACTATAAAGAACCCTACTTATTAAAATAGGATTATCTTATTTATTTATAAATTGATACCAATATAAATGTCATCCAAATATTCTTTAATGGCAAAGACTTCTTTATTATATAAAGATTTTTCCATTATTTTTAAAATACTTGAGCTTTTGGCTTTTACTATTGCTTGTCCATTAGAATCATATATATATACAAAGTCAAAGTAGTAATCATACAAAACATCTCCTAATTTTAATGGCGTCATAAAATCTACAAAAATATAAAAGGTGTTTCCATAATCCAAGACTTTGGTTACTCTTGCGTTTTTAAGTTTGTGGTTGCATTGGTGTTTTAGCGATTCTTTATCCCCATAGACAACTAGCCTTTCATTTTTATCGTGGATAAAAATTTTTTTATTAAACTCTTCACTTTTTAAATAATCTCTTAATAGTTCCATTTTGTTAGTTCTCTCCTAAATTTAAGATATAGGTTGTTTTGTTATGGTACAACCTTAAACCATAATTATTAGTGTTTTACAATTAATAATTTATTTCTAAATTAATAGATATTAAAGGAATCATTAACCTTGTAGTTCTTTTTGTAATTCTAAAACCTCAACATGAATTTGATACACTTTTTTGAAAAAATCATCCACCATATCTTGATATTTTCTATATGCTTTATCGCTTACTAAACCTTGCTCATTAAAAAATCTATAAGCATCAATAACATTTTTGACATTTTGAATGTGGTTTAAAATATTTGATACCTCGTTTTTACATTGTTGTTTATTTAGTGATTTTTCTTTTAATTCCTTATAATCTTTTAATACCCAATTATATTCTTCATCTAAAAATTGTTGTTTCATTTTTCTTTCTCCTTAGGGGTTTGCCCTTTCTTCACTTATTATATTATCACAATATAACATATAGGTCAATCATTATTTTAAATTAATTTAAAAATTATAAACCTTGAACATATTTACATTTTTCTTCAAATATATCAATCAATTCACTAATTTCAAAATATTGCTCTTTATATAATAAAAATGTTTTATAATCACCGTCGTTAGAAATTAATAGCATTTGAGTTTCAAAAGTATCAATCACTCTTGAAAAAATCACTATATTCGTTATAAGTGTTATATTCATCAATTGAGCACATATCACAACAACCATCATTTAAGAATAAAACCATTTTAACATTACCACAATTTTTTACAAACATTTCTTTCACCTTTATAGGAATTAATTTCCTATCCCTTTCTACAATATAAGGATATCATAATTATATTATAAAGTAAAGCATTTTTTAATTCATAAGTAAAATTTTTTATTCCTTATTTAATATCTTTTGTTTTAAGATTAGTTACAAATATATCATAACTATCTTTATTTTGTGTAATTGCTACAACTTCATGATATGTCATATAACTAAAGTTTAATAATTGGAAAAGTTTTTCACCCTTACCATAGACAAGAAATTCATTTGTTAGATTATCATAGATATTAATATTTTTATTTCTTAAATCATTTTCTAAAATATCCACTAATACATTATTACATATAGAACAATCAAGCAAAATACTTGTTTCATTGTTCTTTGTTGTTATGGTAATATTTTCGCTTTCCTTGATTGCACTTTTAATATTATCTAATGTAAATATCGTATTGCTAGATAATTCTTTAAATTTTAATTTCATTTTTTATCCTCCTTGTTTTTTACACCTACTATTATAAACGTTTAATATATTAAAGTAAAGAATTATTTTAAATATATCTTTCTTTAATTTAATTAGGTAACTACATTTTATAAAATCCAAACATAGAATATTTAAAATATAATCGAAAACAAAAGTACATAAGTATATTAATGCGTAGTTACCTAATTAAATTAAAGAAAAATGTAAAAGGGTTATTATTTTTTTATGTATAGTTATTTTTTGCTAAATTTATCTATTAATAACATTGCTAGACTAAATACTATAAATAATATCATTGGTAACATAATAAACCATTCCATAAAATTCACCTCCTTATTATGTAATTAATCAATATAACCCTTTCACGTATATTATATTACCATAATTATATTATAAAGTAAAGCATTATTTTTTAATATTTGCAATAAATATCAAAATCTTCGTTATCGATTGTTTTAACGCTAAACCAAGCCGTGCTTGGAGCGTATTTATTATCAGAATATCCGTTATATATACATTCTAATACTTCCTCATGTTCTTCAACCTCATTAATTTCATTTTCCGTTAATAGTTCCTTTTCTAATAATTCTCTTAATCTTGTTTCCATTCTTGCCACTCTCCTTTATTTTCCAATTTGGTAAAAAATCATGTTTTCGATATATTTGAGCGTGTTTTTGTCTAATCTTTGGTATGGAGCAATACAAGTATTTATAATAAAATTGTTATCTTTCTTATATTGCAATTCCATAAAACAAGCGCCATCGTTTTCATTTTCGCAAATCTCTATATAAGTAATAGTAATATTTAGATTATCTTCCAAAGTATTAATAACTTCTTTAAGCTCTAAAGTTGGGTTAAGCCTATTTTTAATTGGATTGTAGGCAATTACAACAACTAAAGCAATTGTTATAATCGTTGTAATTATAATAATTAAGTTCTTTTTTGTTGTTGTAAAAGAAATTGTATTATCCATGATGTTTTCTCCATTTCTCTATCTTATAATAGTTTAATTCTTTCTTGATTCATTTCCCTATCATTAAAATCATATATAAATAAGGTATAATAAGATTCATCATCTCCATAAAAATCCTTAGAAAACGTTAGAGCATAATTTTTATGTAATTCTATAAACTTAGTAACATTTTGTAAGGCGTTGTTATTCATTTTTTTAGCTTCTAATGTGTATATAGTTGTTTCGTTAAAAGCCCAATCATCATACCAATCATTGCCATTTAATATATTTAGATAGTCTTCCCTTTCTTGTTCTATTAATTCTTCATAACCTTTTGCCTCTTTATCGATAAAACTTAATATATCTTCTTTTGTGGGTATGCTTTTAAAGTCATAGTTTTGCATCAAAAATTCTTGTAAAACTTGTAAATAATCATCAATATCTATATCTTTATTTATGTTAAAGTAGCCCCTATTTATCCAACACAAACAAAAACTACCATAGTCGTTATATAAAGAATATTGTTGCCTACCCTCATCAAACGTATCATGCACGCTAAAGTTGTCATCAAAGGAACTTAATGGTGTATAAAGTGCTTTCAATTTTGTTTCCATTGTTTTTATTTATTCCCTTTTAAAATATTTTCTACTTGTTCCCATAGTTTAGGGATTAAAATTTTATTAATTCTATTATATTCATCCTTGTTTTTTAATAACTCTTTACAAGGGTTATTAGTGAAGTTACTTCCGCCACGGTACACAAAGTCACTATATTCTTCTAGTGTATATAAAGATTTCATACATTCTAATAATGTCCATAACTCTTTATTGCTTAAAGTTGTTTCTTTAAAATATTCTTTAAAAGCATCGTAACTACTTTTAGTTGGCTTAAAAAATAATAAATTAAAATGTGTATGTGTATCAATATCGCTATAATATTGGTTAAAAATTTCCACATATCCCAAACCCCAATACCAATCGCAATCCCAACTAGGTTTTTCTAACCATACCTTTTCATTGTTTTGGTTAATTCCTAATAAATAATAATCATTACCAAATTTCGTGATTTTTTGTTTTTCCATTTTGTTTACCTCTTTCATATGTTTTTTTTATGGATATTTTCCACATTATTAATATATCATATATGTATTATAATTGCAATACTTTTATTAATGTATTTTTAATATGCTTTATTTACTTAATATCATGGCTTTTTCTAAACCGATAATATGTAATTTATATAAGCCTTTAATTAGTTTAAGTTTCATTATTTTCACCCCTTTTAATATAATTTTTATTGACACTACTAATTATATATCAATTCATTAATAGTGTCAATAATTATTTTAAATTAATTTAAAAATTACAAGCTAACTCAATAAAAACAAAATTGTCATTGTCTACTTCTTCGCAAATTAGATTTACATCGCAAATATCATCAATTTTATCAAAATCGATATCACTAATTAAAACATCTTTTGTAATGTTGTTATCATTTAATCTAATATATAATTCATCATCTCGACAATCTAAATGCTCTAATAATATTCTTAAATCATAATTTATAAATTCAATATCACTATCAATATTATACCAACTAGACAATAAATCGTTGCATAAATCACCTAAGTAATCATACATTTCATCATATAAATCATAATTATCTATGCTTTCCAAATTTCCGTCATCATCAAAGCGAACATCATCAACGATATTATTTACATTTCCAAAAATAATTTTTCGTGCTATATCATAAGTGTTATAATTAAAACATAACTCTTCTAAATCCCAAGTCTCACAAAATTCATAGTCTCCGTAATAATTATTATATGTTTTAAATAAATTTAATAAATCATCATCACTTAAATTGTTTTCTATGTATAATTTTAATATACTTTGTTTTGCTTTCATTTCCTTTTCTCCTTAAGGGGTTTGCCCTTTCTTATTTATTTGTTGCAAATTCAATAACTTCTTTTTTGGTTTTAAAGCGTTCACCATTCTCAAAGTGTTGTTTTAAGAATTCTTTTATATGTTTTAAAGTTGTACGACTAAACAATAAACTTTTTTCAATGTTATAATTTAGTTCAAGTTTGCCATTTGTTAAAGTACATACTAAAGTATCATAAGAATATAAATATTTAACGTTTTCATATTGAATGACTTTAGCTTTGTCATAAAATGATTTTGCCTTATCGTATTGTGGTTTTAAATAATAATTATTTCTTTCCATTTTTCTTTCTCCTTTTTATCCTTTGACACTATTAATTATATACTACTTTATTAATAATGTAAAGGATTATTTTAAACTAATTTATCTAATTTTAAAAATATCCAAATAATAAGCAATATAATTAATGTTCCCAATAATTGTCACCACCTTTAAATTGGTGTTTATGGGTGTTACAAATTTTAATCATAGTCTATACTCGATTCCTAATATATTTAATACAAGTTCGATTCCATTGTTATAGCCTTGCTCAAACGTTTCGCAAATATCATCAACTTCTTCTTCCAATTCCCCTAAAGTTTCTTGATTTGATAAATAAATATCTAAAATATATTTTAATTTTTCTTGTGTGATTTTTACTTTTGTTAAATCTTGTGTAATTTTTTTTATATCAAACTCTTCTTTGATTAATTCAAAGCCTTTGGGATAATATCCATATTCTTCGGTTAAGTATTCAAATACTAGTTCTTCGCTACCATCATCATACAACGTAGGAATGTGAACCTCATACGGAAGTTCGAGATATTTATCTACATAAACTTGAAACTTATCTAAAGGCATTTCTTCCAACGCATCTTTTAAACATTCTTCAATATCTAAATAGTTTGGTTTTAAATCAAATCCCAATACTTCTTCAACTTTGTTAATTCCTTCATCCATAATTTCCTCGGCTAGTTCTTCGGCAACATCCCATCTAATATTCTTTGCTTTCATTTTCTTTTCTCCTTTTTTATCTTTTGCACCTATTATTTTAAATTATTGTTTTAATAAAGTCAAGGATTATTTTAAATTAATTTATCTAATTTTAAAAATATCCAAATAATAAGTAAATTTAATTCTTTTTAATCCAAAAACCATATACACACCTCGTTCCATTTCGTGAACAATCATATGTATCATATATTACCCCATCTTTAACACAAGTATAATGTTTGCTAAGGGATAATATAAGTATTCCTTTAGGTAGTTCATCTTCCTTCAAATGAACTTTGCAACCTTGCCCAACTAGCATAGTTGGAACCCATTCCCAACCCCCTAAACTATTAATATATTTTTTAGCAATTTTTGAGGGCGTTCCATTTCTACAAGATTTATCGCCATTTAATTTTTTTAAATCGTTATAAACTTCTAGATAATCTTTTTGTGTAGCGTTGCATATCGCCCTAATAACACAATCATTAACGTTGTTAGCTTTAAAATATTTATCTCTACCGCCATCGCTATATACAAATTTCATTTTTTTCTTTTCTCCTTTTCTTATTTCTTTACTACATTATATCATAATAAATATATGTAGTCAATATAAAGTTGCTCAAATAAATTACAAATTATACTTTTTTATTAATTTGATATAATTTATACTTTACACTATTCATTATATATTATTTAACTAATAGTGTCAAGGATTATTTTAAATTAATTAAATATTTTTATTTCTTGACAACTTTGTTTCTTTTTGGTATAGTTTAATTGTGAGGAATAAATGGGAAAATTCGAAATGTCGGAAATCCAGTAAAGCAGGGGTTTATCCTTTCTACAAAAAAATAAAATAAAGGGTTTAAAATTTGCAATGTCGCAATTCGAGTAAAGCGTACAATGTATAATGTCGCAAAGTTTTAAAACCGTGGTATGTAAAATGTGGGTTTTAAAAGCAAATAATTTTACAATTGATACATTTATCGTCGCTTTTGGTTCTTAAAAGTTATTAATATAAGGGTTTCATAATTGCTTTTGTAACTATTTCATTACTATACGATGTGGTGATTTTGCTCGTATTTGGCGTAAGAAATGTTGATTGTAAATAAGATGGTTGTAAGTATTAGCTAGTTGTATTTGTTATTATGTTTATAATTAATAGATTTAATAGAATGTGTTTATAATCTACAAAGTTAATATAATTCACCAAATCTATATATGGGCGTATATAAGCCATATGGCATTATGTAGAGTTGTTTTATTGTTTTATGATAACTATATATAATCATTCATTATTGCTTTCGTATGGTCGATAATGGAATGTTGCAAAGTATTAATAAATTGTATTAATGGTTGTGTTGTTTTAAAAATAGAATTATATTGATTAAATCTACATAATTTGTTTGGTAGTATTATGCTTATACTATATTAAACGTTCAAAAATAAATAATTGAAATTAAATATTGACATTAGTTAAATATATGATATAATTAGTATCGTAATCAAGGTTTGATATAAAAGATATCGATAAAACTATAATAAAATATATATAGTATCTATATAATAACGCTAAAAATATTTTTTTATTTTATAGTTTTGTTAATAAAAATAATTTTTTATTTTTCAAAATCCTAGATTGCATAATAAAAATATTTTTTCAAAACGGAGTTTTATCAATAAAAATAATTTTATTAAATTACAAATACGGAGGAAGTACATATGGATAAAAATGAACAAGATAAAAATTTTAAAAGAGGAGATGTGGTATTAGTTGATTTGGGAGAACAAAAAGAAAATAATATTCAAAGCGGTGTAAGACCATGCGTTGTTGTTAGTAACAATGTTGGTAATCAATATAGCGATATTCTAATTGTTGTACCATTAACTTCAAAAAAGAAAAAGCACTTGCCAACTCATACAATATTAAATCTAAATTACAAAGAAAGTATTTGTTTGTGTGAGCAAATTACAACTATTGCAAAAAAACAAGTTGTAAAAACCTTAGACAAATTGTATTACGATGAAATGGAAGATTTAGAAAATGCTTTAAAATGTGCATTAAGAATTTATTAAAAATTTGTGATTGAATTGTATTGACTTGTGGAAAAATAAATTATATAATGTAGTTGTATTAAGAAAACAAATAGAAAGAGGTTGTGCGAAAATGATAAGAGAAGTAGAAATATTTTTAAATGGATTAATTAAAAACGATGGTAAAGATAATACATATAACATTTACAAAAAGAATTTAGAAATGTGGTTTGATTTCCAAGGAATTAAAACATTGGATGATTTGTTAAAAATTACATCTTTTGACATTGAAGAATATAATTATTTTTTGGTAAAAAAAGGATTATCTGTTAATACTCAATTTAATTATACAATGCCTATCAAACAACTATATAATTATTTTTATCAAAGAGGATTGATTGACAAAAGTCCATATTTGTTAAAATACAAAATTAGAAATAAGAAAGAAACAAAATTTTTAAATACACAAGATGCTTTAAAATTAATTCGTGGTCTTAAAAAACCAAGAGATAAGGCTTTGTACAGTTTAATCTTAGAAACTGGTATGCGTTACGGAGAGGTTACAAATATTTGCATTAAAGATATTCAAGAAAGCGAAGATGGCGGTTTTGTTAGGGTCGTTGGTAAAGGAAATAAGGAAAGATTTTTAGGATTTTCCAAACCTACTTTAAACTACATAAAAGATTATATTGTTAATGATAGACCACAAGCAAATAATGATATTTTATTTATTACTAAACATGGTAATAAAATAGATAAAAGAAATATTAATAACAATTTTAAATCGGTATTAAGAAAAAACGGATTTGAAGATTACAAAGATTTTCATTTTCATTGTTTAAGACATAGTTTTGCAAGTATTCAAATTGAAAATGGAGCAAATGTTAAAGAGTTACAAGAAGAATTGGGGCATAGTGATATTAGTACTACATTAAATATTTACTCTCATGTTACAAAAAATAAAATGGTTAATAGAATGAGTGCTAATGGGTTATTAAATCAATTGTAGGCTATTTGTCTATAATTAATTAGGTTATTTGTCTCAAATAGGAGGATTTTATGAAAACAAAGAAACAAGCAATTGGCGTTACAACAGCCTTGATGTTGTCTATTAGTTCGGTGTTTCACCCAATTGTAAAACTAAATACTAAGCACAAAGAAAAAGTAACCAATATGGCAAAAAGGCAAATGAAAGCATTGGATGACAATGTTAAAAAGAAACAATTGGAAAAACAACAAGAAGATGAAAGAATTAGGCAATATTCACTTGCTCAAGCTAGGGCAAGAGAAGAGCAAAGAAAACAAGAAGAAGAGAGATTGAAGTTAGAAAAAGCAGAACAAGAGAGGCAAGCTAGGTTGGCTATGTACAACCATAGTGTTGATATTCATACAAATATTAATGCTCAATTAACTGACCCAAATAAAATTGATAATCAATTGTTTAAAAGTGTTGCTCAAAATTATCCACAAATTGATATTGGGTTTGCTTACTCTGTATGGAGGCTAGAAACAAGCAATGGAACTAGTTCGGTATGGTTGACTAAAAACAATCCAGGAGGCATTGGCGGTCAAAATAATTATCATAGTTATTCTTCTCAAGAAGATGGGTTTCATGGGTTATTCAAATTATTAATAAAATATGTTGATAAATATGGATTAAACACACCCTATACAATTGGTTGTCGTTGGGATAATAGCGATTGGGGTAGAAAGGTTGTAGAAGTTTGGAGTGAGTACATTGATTAGTTTTAATACTTTGTTGAGAGATGTGGAAGTTAGAGAAAGAGATAGATATAGTAATTTAAAAAATGACACTAAAAACATACCTTTACAAGTAGTTTTAAGAAACTTGATTGACTTTGGTGTAGTTGATTTGAGTGGATATAATGATAAAATTGTTAATTTGTTGTTATATTATGATATGACTTGCATTTTAGTTGATTATTTACGAGTTCAAAAAGTTGATAAATATAAAAAGATAAATAATGAATTGTTTTACAATTGTTTAAATAAAAACAAAAATGACCCAAATATTGACATGATTTTTAAAGAGTGTATGAGATTAAACATCTTGGATTTAGACAATAAAACAACAAAAGGAGAGCAAAGATGAAGTTAGATAAAGATAGTATTTTAAATACAAAATCTATTACAAGTGATTTTGAAATTGATTTTAATGAGTTGGCAAAAATGAAATTTGATAAATTATTACATAGATTACAAGCCTTAGATATTGAATATATATTTTTAGATATGGATGGAACTATTGTAGAATATTATAATAATAGAAGTATGTTTATTGATAATTGGTTTGAATCGTTGCAATTTTATTATAAAGAGCCATTATTATCTAATATTATGATGATTAAAAGATTATCTCAAAGATTAGGTTGCAAAGTGTTTATTTTATCAGGAGCGCCTAATAATGTTGTTATGCATGATAAATTAAAATGGTTGGAAAATTGGGTTGACTTTGTTGACAATGAGGATATTTTCTTTATTGGTAATCAAGAACACAAAATCAATTCCATTGAGCAAATATTGGAAACATTTATTCCACAAGAAGAGGTTAAAAAATTAAGCAAAGAAAAAGTATTATTAATTGATGATGAATTAGAGAATTTACGTAGGGCAGAACGCAATGGGTATAGTGTTATGCACGTATCTAGTTTGTGCGTGTAAGGGGGTAAGAAAATGGATGAATTACAAATTATTGAACATGAAGGAATTAGAGTTTTAACAACTCGTCAATTGGCTGAAGTTTACGAGACTTCAACAGAAAATATTAAACAAAATTTCAAGAGAAATAAAGGGCGCTTCATTGAGGGGCGTGACTATTATTTATTAAAGGGCGAACAGCTTAAAGAATTTTTGCAGGTGACTAATAGTCACTTACAAAATCAATCAAAAATCAGAAGCATGTATTTATGGACTGAACGTGGCGCTAACCGACATAGTAAGATTTTGGATACAGACCAAGCATGGAAACAATTTGATATTTTAGAGGAAACTTATTTCAAAGTTAAACACAATATGATTACATCTCGAGATAGTTATATGATTGAAAACCCAATCGAAAGAGCAAAGAGATGGATTGAGGAAGAAATGGTTAGAATAGAACAATCTAAATTAATTGAACAACAAAATCAACAGCTCATTGAACAAAAACCATTAGTTGGATTTGCTCAACAAGTATCTGATTCAAGTGATTGTGTTGATGTTGGAGAATTTTCTAAAACCATTAGAGACGAAAATATAAAAATGGGAAGGAACAATTTGTTCAAATGGTTGAAAAGCAACCATTATTTGATGAGTAACAACAATCCTTATCAAAAATATATTAACAATGGTATGTTTAAGGTGGTTGAAGTTGTAAAGAAAACCCCATATGGAACAAAGGTTTTCACAAAAACATTAATTACAGGAGTAGGACAAATTAGATTATTGGAAAAAATTAGAGAAAGTTATGGTGATAATAAATGATTGATAATGATAATGTTTTACATCCATCTCACTATACAGATGGTAAAATAGAAGTAATTGATTTTATCGAAGATAAGAAATTGGGATTTAATTTAGGCAACGTAATTAAATATGTTAGTAGAGCAGGAAAGAAAAAATCTAATAATCCTAACAAACACATTGAAGATTTAGAAAAAGCAAAATGGTATTTAGATAGAGAAATTAAAAAACTTAAAAAAGAAAAATAAGTATTTTTGTGACAAAAAGTAACAAAAATTTAAGAAAAGAGGTGAAAAATAATGGAAGATATTATGTATGATTATCATCAATTTTCAGGACGAGTTTCTGGTGATGGAAAAACAGATGGTCTTATTGAAGTTGTTAATAGATATATGGAACTTTTACGAGATTGGGAAAATGTTCATTTTGAGATAGACTATAAGTTTTGTGTAAAAGGACGTAAAAAGGAGAATTCTTAGCAATTCTCCTCAAATTCAAAGTGTGAGGGTTTGAAAATAATAATTAATCTTTGATTGTGATGATTATTATTTCTTAAGTGATATAAGCTACCTTAAAAAATGAAGAAAAAGGCGCTTTAATTATTGACACCAATCAATTTATTTGTTATTATATTATTGTTCCACGCAACTAAAGCGTGTTTACATATAATTATTGTTAAAAAGGGAATATAACAGGAGGAAGAAAAATGACAAAAAGAGAAGAAAAAATCAAAGTAGATATGAATGGAGAGGTTAAGTGGTATAATGAAGAAAATCAATATGGATTTATCATTTGCGACGATATTGATGAAGAGGTGTTTTTTCATAAATCACAAGTAATTAGTAGTATTACCCTACAAAGCGGTGACAAAGTTTCTTTTGATTTGGTAAAATTTAAAGGAAAATATCAAGCTAGACAAGTTGTTTATGTCGCAACTAATTAGAGGTTGATTAAATGAATAGAGAGCAAAGAAGAGCGCTTGCTAAAAAAATTAGTAACAAGTCTATAAGAAGTGCATTGAGAAATAAAGGATTGATAAATAGATTAGAAGATAATCAAGAGGTATATTTGAATATCGATGTAATCTATAAAAACCATGATGGAAAATTCAATGAAAAATATGAAGAAATTATTAATAGATTAAAAGATAAAGTTTGTCATGTTAGAATAATTGATGAAGAAAAAACAAAAATGGGAGTTTATGGTATATACGAAGATGAAGTGCCATACTTTCATATAAAAGAATTATTATTAAAGGAGGATAAAGATGAGCAAGAAACGAAAACGATTGTTTAAGCTATTTCAAGCAGTTGGGTTTCAACGAAATGAGTTTGATGAAGAACTAAAAACTTGGAAGGGATATACTTACGCTCAAATTAGAAGTCATTATAAAAATGTGACTTTACCTAGTATTCAAGCAGAGCGTAGTATTCAAAGGGTTGCACAATTAATTAATCGTTAGGAGTGATGAAATGTGAGTGTAGTACCATATGAAATTAATGATTATGTTGACAAATGTATTATGGAATTAAATTATTTAATTAATAACCAAGAATATATTTACAACAAGGTGTTATTAACACCACAAGAAGTAGAGTATGAAAATGCGCCAGAAATAGTTAGAGATATTATGGATGGTGTGTGCGAATTATTACAATCATATTTAGAGCATGAATATATATTTGGATATGTCTCTAATGAATATGAGGGTATTATGATTTTAATTTAAGAATAGTAAAAACAGGAGGAAGATTATGTTACAAACAAAAAGTAAAACACTAACAAAGGAAACTACGTTAATTATCGAAGAGAAGGACGTAGAATTGTTATTAGATTTATTAAATAAATTTAAAGAAACTGGAGAAAATGAAGCTACTATTGAAGATGAGGTTGGAAATACAACTAAAATTGTGATTTTACCATAATAAAAAATAAATAATAAATAACGAAAGAGGAAAATGTATGGAAAATAAAACTAAATTAAAACAAGGTTCAAGAAAATTTTATTGTTTAGGTCAAGTATCTATTAGTGATAAATCATTTTCGTTTGATAATGATTCAAAAAATAACCCTAATTATGTATATAGTAGCGTTGATTTTCAAGTAAATTCAAACACATCAACTGATTGGTTTAGATTAATTGGTGGATATATGAAAGATGGTTCAAGCAAAATCTATTGTCATGGATTAAAAGAGATGAATGGTAGAATGGTTGGAGATTGGACTAATAGAATCGTATTGGATTGGTCTAGAAGATTTGATGTTGATGAGCTATCATTGATTGACCCAAATGATTTTATTACAATTAAACTTGGTAAAGATGATGATGGAAAATTAATTGAAAAAAAATTCTTATCAGAATACGATGCAATCAAATACTTAAACGAAGTGTTAAAAAATGGAATGATTGTTAAAATTAGAGGTGATTTAGAACCAAAATTAGCAACAACAAAAGAAAATGGTAGCAATTATTCTCGATTAGAACCAAAAATTAAAAGTATTGAATTAGTCGAAGGAGAACAATCTGAAAAGGCTAAATGGACTTATAATTGCGTTTTACCATTATTGATTACAAAAGATTCAGTAGAACAATCAGCGAAACCAAACGAAGATGGTCTTGTAGAGTGTGATGCGTTTGTGGCTGGGTATTTGGGAAAATTTAATGGAGTTGAATATAAAGAAACAGTCGCATATCCAATTAAAGTTAAAATCAATGCCAAAAAAGTTCCTTTATATGAAAAGGTCATCAAGGCATATCTTAGACCTCAAAAAGATTATGTAATTGAATTATATACACAATGTTTATTTGTAACCCAAGGAGAAACAGTTCAATTAGGTTATGAGGATTTAAGTGAAGATATGAAATTACAAATTGAGTGTGGCTTAATGACAAAAGAAGATGCTTTAAAGGAAGCTACTGCTGGGGGTTCTTTAGTTCATTATTTAGAATTTGTTAGACCGCATACTATTAAAAACGATAGCGGTTCATTGGTGTGCAAAATTAATAAAGAGGCATATACCGATAAAAATATTACAAATGTTTTATCATTGGTTAAATCTACTAATGAAAATACAACAATGAAAACAGTGGAGATTAAACCGTTAGAAGAGAGTGTTGGTGATGCTATTTTAGATAAAGAATTCGAAGAAGCGTTTGGAGATGATGATTTTTTTAGCGATTTAGCACTTTAAAAAAACGTTATCCATTGAGAAATTCTTGATGGATAATTAATATTTTTAATATAAATTTAGGAGGAGAAAATATGGCATTTAGAATTAATACAGTTAAAGCAGATATTTGTTCATATCCGCATACGATTATCATGGGTGAACGAAAAACAGGTAAGACAACTATGTTTAGAGACTTGATAATTGAGCGCTACGGAAGCCCAGAATATGGTTTATTAATTTCTTGTGGAGCAGAAAAAGGATATAAAGCACTAGATAATTTACAAGTTGAAGATGCTCCGTGTTGGACTAAAGAATATGGATATGAAGAAGAGGATTTGCCACAAGATTTGTGGACGAGAGGTTTTGTTGAAATTGTTGATGAACTTGTAGAAACTGCTCATAAACAAAATATTAAAATTGTGGGAATAGATACCCTTGATGAATGGTATAACATTGCAACTAAAAGGGTGTTTGATGAACACAAGAAAAAATACGGAGAATATCCAGATTCGTTAAATAGCGCTTTGGGTGGTTTCATGAGAGGTCGTGATAGAGTTATTGCATTATTAAACGGTCAATTAGAAAGATTAGAAAATGCTGGTTATCACCCTATTATTATTTGTCATACAAAAAATAAAGATAAAACAGATGCTAAAACGGGTTTGAAGTATGAACGAATTACAAATAATCTAGACGATAAAACTTTTGAATCAATTGCTGGCACATCTCAATGGGTTTTGAATGTTGTTGTTGACAGAGATATTAAATCGAGTGGCAAAAAAGACAGTTTTGGAAATTTAATGGCAGGGGATTTGATTTCTAGTGAACGCATGATTTATTTTAGAGATGATAATCCGTTAATTGATGCTGGTGGAAGATTTGTTGGATTGCCTGAAAAATTACCTTTATCAGCAAAAAGTTTTTGGGATGCTTTTGAATTAGGGGTTAAAAATTCTCGTACTACTAAAATCACAAATGAAGAAGAAAAAGAACAAATTAAAAAAGAACAAGAGCAACAAGAAATGATTGCCAAAAAATCTCAACAATTAGAGCAATCACAAGCTAGTGAAAGAAAAGATGAGTTAGTTAACACTATTAAAGAAAAAATGGGCAATATTAGAGATGCCAAAGACAGTGTAAAGGCTCAACAAGTTAAAGAATTATTTGCACAATATGAAGTAACATTAAAAGAATTAGAAAAGTTATCTTTAAAAGATTTAATTGAGTTGACAAGTGCAATTAAAAAGCTATAATATAAATAGGGGATTTATTCCCCTAATACATAAGTTAAAAATGAGGTGATAGTGATGGCTAAGATGTCTAAAAAACAAAAAGAAGAATTTGATGAATTATGTAATTATGTTAAATCTAATATTTTACAATATGGAGATGATTTAGCTTTTCCAAAACAAATGGCATTAAGACTAAAAGGTATGGCAGTAGGAAAACATATAGCACGAAAAGAAGATAAAATGCTATATACTTATAAAATGATTTTATTTGCCTTTAAAAAAGAAGAGAGAAATATTTTAAATTATATTGCAAAAACAACATTTAAGAATGAGCAACATAAAATTAATGGAGTTTGTTTAATTGCTGAGAAAAATTTGAATGATATTAAATTAAAAGCCATGCAAGCACATAGGAATAAAAAAATCAACGAAGAAAAACAAAGCAAAATCGCAAATGATATTAAATTAATGAATGAAGTTAAAAATAATTATAAAGTTAAAAGTTTAGGAAAGGAAAAATTTGACGATTTATGGTAGATATAAATAATTTAACACCAATCCAACAAGAAGTTTATGAAGTAGCAAAAATATTAAGAGGGTATACAGAACCAATCGAAGCAAATATTTGTGGTTGCTTTTATAAAGAACCTGAGTTGTTGTATGGCTTTACAAATTTAAGTATAGAAGATTTTCTACATAATGTATGGAAAGTATACTTTTCTATAATTAAAGATTTAGTAATTAATGAAAAGAAAACATTTATTGATGAATATACAATTTCTTTTTATTTGGAACAACATCCAAAATTAAAATTAGAATATGAAAAATATGGTGGTTATAGTATAATTGACAAAATCAAAGAATATGTAAATGTAGCCAACTTAGAGGGGTATATCATCGATTTAAACAAATGGTGTGCTGTTTATGAATTAAATAAACAAAAGTACCCAATTAGGGATAAGTTATCAACCTATACAGATTGGACTTTAGAAGATATATATACAGATTTAGAGGTTAGATTAACTAATGTAATCTTGAATAAAGATGCTGGCATGGATAAAGTGTACGACATCTCTGATGGCATTGATGATATGATTGAAAGTGCCAAAAAAGGCGAAGAGATGGGTTTAGAATTGCTTAATATGCCAATGTTAAATAGGGCTACTGGCGGTATGAGGTTAGGTGACCTAGAAATGATTACTGCTATAACCAATGAAGGAAAATCAACAATAATGAGGATATTATGGTTACCAACGTTGTTGTTGATGGGAGAAAAGGTTATTTGTGTATTAAACGAAGAAGGAAAAGATAAGGTTCAAAGAGATTTGATTATTTGGTATATTAATAATGCTATCAAAGATGGAGATATTGATAAATACACATTTAAGAGCGGTAAATGGACTAAGAAACAAGAAGAAGATATTTCCAAAGCAATCGCATGGCTAAAGTCAATGAAAAATAAAAAACTATTAACTATAATTCCATTAAAAAGATATACCGTTGATTCAATGATTAAAATTATAAATAAATACGCTATGTTGGGAGTAAAATATTTTGTATTAGATACTTTTAAGATGAGTACAGGCGCAAATACATCTAATTATCGTATTGAATTAATCAATGATAGTGTTAAACTATATGATGTTTGTAAAGAAGCAGGACAAAATGTTCATTTGTTATGTACATTTCAATCAAACAAGGGGAGTGCTAGACAAAAGTATTTAAGTATTGATAACTTAGCCGAGGCTAAAAGTGTAGTTGATGTATTTTCGACTTGTGTTATGTTTAGAAAGGTTAGAAACGATGAAAAGAGTTGCGGTTCTAATCCGCTAAAGGTTAGAAGAATAGAGATTGATGCGAATGGTGTTGCTCATCAAGTTTTGGTTGAATTAGATGAAAGAAAATCTTATATTATTTTCTTTGTATCAAAATCTCGAGAAGGAGATAAAAATCAACAAATTGTAGCCGAAATTGATTTTGGTAGAAATAAAATTGTTGAATTAGGATATACGTATATCGATATGGATTAGTTGGGAGGGTTATATGTGAGTCCAAATGAGTTAAAAAAGTATATTATTGATAATGATTTGGCAGAAAAAACCCTAAGAGATATTGGTTGTACTAAAATAAATGTCAATGACAAAGAAATTAGATGTGCTAGACCAAACCACACTAATTCCACATCTTTGGCATTAAATAAAGAAACCTTAAAGGTTACAATATACAGCGAAAATTGGCATGGAGATATTTATGCTTTGGTTATGAAATATAAAAACCTAACGTTTGGTCAATGTATGAAATACTTACACAAATTATATGGTCTAAAATATTCATACAATGGAAAAGTTATTAAAGACGAGGTAAAAAATCCATTAGATATTTTTACAAAAGTAAAAAAACAAAGATGTCAAAATATACAACTCGAAGAAGTTGATGATAATGTTTTGTTAAACTCATTTCCATATTTACATATTTCATTAGTAAAAGAGGGCGTTGCAGAATTTACTAGAGAAGAATTTAATATTGGATATGATTATTATAGACAAGCAATAATTATTCCGCATTATAAATATGATGATGGGAAATTAGTTGGTGTCATGAGGAGAACTACAATTGAAAATTATGAATTGTTTGATATTCCCAAATATTTTCCTATCAAGGCATATCCTAAGGGTAATAATTTATATGGTTTATATAATAATTATTATGGAATACAAACAAATGGGTATGTAACTGTTCATGAGGCGGAGAAAAGCGTTTGGAAGAGACATTCTCGTTTTGATTTTACAGGAGTTAGTTTAGGTTGTCATTCGATTAGTAATGAACAAGCAAAAATTTTAATTGGATTAAATGTTGATGTTATAATTAGTTTTGACAAAGATGTGCCATTATTGGATATATATAAGGCTTGTGAGCAATTTTATAACATTCGTAATGTATTTTACCTATATGATAAAAACAACGCTCTACAAGACCATATGGCTCCTGCTGACCTATGTGATAATGATTACAAAGCTATGTTTAATCAAAGGATAAAATATGACGAAAGCAAACATTTGCACTATTTAAAATTGTTAGAAGAAAGGGGTGCATAACAATGGGAAGAAATGGTCATAAAGAAAAAATTGAATTACTAAAAAACAAATTTAATGTTGATAAGGTTTGGTCTTGGAGTGAGGTTTCTTGTTATTTACAAGATGAATATGAATATTTTTTAAAATATGTAAAACACATAAAACCAGATAAAACAACAAGCAAAGCGTATTTAGAACTAGGTTCTTGTATTCATGATTTATTACAAAAATATTATGAAGGAAATATAAAAAAAGAGGAAATTGCCAAAAGATTTAAAGATAGATTTGAGGAATTGCAAATATTACAAATTGGTTTTACAAGCGACGAGACAAAAGATGCTCAAATTGCTTATAACTATTATAATAATTTGATAGATTATTGTGAAAATTTTAAACCATTGAAAGGGAATAATTTATGTGAAACCACTGTATACACAAAGGTTGGAAATAGAATATTTATGGGCTATATCGATATGCTAAATATCAACGATGGAGTGTTAATGCAACAAGACTTTAAAACGAGTACAATTTACAAAGGTAATAAAATTGAGCAAAACTCACAACAACTAAAATTATATACAATCGGGCTACATCAAACCAAAGGAATTGAGTATGATAAAATTAAAACTTGTTGGAATTTTTTAAAATATTATAATATAACTGTACAACAAATTGGAAAAACAAAAGACGGTCAATTAAAATTTAAAGATAGAATTGTCGAGCGTAGAGAGTACGGAAAGGTTTTAAAAAATGATATTAAAAAATGGTTGAAAAAGTTTAATTATGAACCAAAAGAAATCGAAGCATTGTTAGATGAGGTTGAATATAGCAATTCATTAGAGTGTTTGCCGAGTGAAATTCAAGATAAGTTTGTTTTCAATGATTGTTATGTATATGTCGATATTGATGAAAATGTAGAAAAAGAATTTATTGAACAATTAAGTCAAACTTGTGATGAAATTGAAAACAAAATAAGACTTTATGAACAAAACGAAGATGATAGTGTATTCATGTATGATGTAAATGAAAAGAAAAACAGTTTTTATTTATATAATTTATGTGGTTATAGTGATAAATATCATAAACCATTTGCAATTTATAAAAAGCAATTAGAAGATGTTGAAAAACAAAAAGAAGAAGATAATTTTGTCAATATGAGTAACCCTAATAAAATTGAGGTTAATGATGTTGATAGTTTCTTTAATTTTTAAAAGGAGGATATTATTATGATTAAAAGAGAATTTCAAGACAAGGGCGAGATTGATTTGTATATTGAACTTCCAAAGCTGATTACATCTATTTTGTATGAGGCTAACTATACATTTTTAAATAACGATGATGCAATTGAGCTTATAGGAGATAAAATTATTGATATGACAACAACGACTGTACAAGATTGTATAGAATCATTAAAAGAATTTAACTAAAACCGTCGTATTGCGTTTAAATTAATTAAGAATACGAGAAATAAAACAATGAAATAATATAAAATATTTGAAATTTTTTCAATTTTAATTCATAAAGTAATAAAGAATAAGAAAGGAAACGAAAAGAAAATGACGATGACTAATAAAAATATGTCGTTTTACAACTTGAACAAAATCAACTCGATAAAAGATTTTGAAAATACAATTCATTTATTTGAAAGATATTTAGAACAAATAAAAAATGGCGATATTAAATTAGAAAACCTTCCAATTATTATATTGCCATTTAATCAAAATGACTTTGAACTTATTAATAAGTGTTTATCGGGTAATTCTAATTGTGGGTGCTGTAAAAAATTCAAATAATTTTAAACAAATTTTCAAAATAACCCTTGACTTATGTTTAGTTGAGGGTTATTATATATACATAGAAAGAAAATTAATTTAAAGGAGAGATATTAAAAATGGTTAGAAAAAAAGGAAGTTATGTTATTAATTACGATGGTAAGAGCATGGTGTCGGCATTTGCTAGAGAAGATACAAAAGACGAGGATTTTGAGAGATTAAGAAAAGCCTATTATACTCAACCAAATGTAGAAGATGTTATTAATGAATTTAAGTGTTTAAAAAATGGTGGTGTTAAAAATTCAGCAATTACTAAGTTTTATGTTAAAGATTTAATGGCTAAAACAAAAATTTGGTATAATAAATGGTGTATAGAAGATGTGTTTAAGTGCAAAGACTTATTTTCACATTTTTATCATAAGTTTCATGACAACGAAGATAGAAATATTAAGGTGTATCCACTTGACAAAGATGATATTACTAATTTAGAAACTGCTTTTAGATTAGGTGGAAAAGGTATTGCCAGTAAACCTGCTAATTTTCCTATAAAAACTGTAAAAGAAATATTAAAACATTATAATGTTAATAATGTTTGGTACGACCCAAGTTGCGGTTGGGGGGGCGATTGTGCGGAGCATTGGCTAGCGAAGTTACATATTTAGGAACTGACCCTAACTACATATTAGTAGATAGATTAAAACGCATAGCAAGAGACTACAACAAAGTAAATAACACAAATGTCAAAGTTGATATTAGGGCTTGTGGCTCTGAAGAATTTCAACAAGATTGGGTTAATCGAGTTGGGTTGTGTTTTACTAGCCCTCCATATTTTTATCTAGAGGATTATAAAATTGGAAATCAATCATATACCGAAGGAACTACATATGAAGATTGGTTGTCTAACTTTTTAAAGCCAACAATGGAAAATTGTTATAAATATTTAATTGATGATGGGTATTATGCTATTAATATTAATAATTTTAAAGATTTTAACTTGGTTGAAGATACCTATAATTTAGCTTTGTCAACAGGTTTTGAATTTGTAGAAAATAGATTGTTAAAAAATATAAAAAGAGTTAATAGTAGTGGTTGTTTTAACGATAATGATGAAAGGATTATGATTTTTCAAAAGAAAGGAAATTAAAAAATGAAATATAATGAATGTAAGGTTATTGCCAACATTAAAAGAGGCGATAAACCCTTGGTATCAAAAGTACCAATAGATGATTTTACAAATGCAATTCAAAATAATTTTGATTATGATTTTGATGGTACAAGTAAATTTTATCCTTATGAGTTACCAAAAGAATTAATTAATGAGATTAATAAAAGCAATGATATTCAAAGTATTGTTATTTGCGGTGCAAGCGGTAGTGGTAAAAGTACATTAGCACAAACATTAACATTTGCAAAATTTACAAACAAACAATACGACAATGCCAAAGCATTAATTAGTAATTTTAAAAGCGTCGAAGATGCGACTAACAGATTGACAAGCGTCGGGTTGAATTCAATTCCTACATGGTGTAGACCTAGAAATGTTTTAAGTGTTGGAGAGGGATTTAGAGCTGATGTTGCCTTAAATATTGATAGCCATACTATTTTTGATGAGTTTACATCAACAATTGATAGAAATGTTGCTAAGAGTTGTGCCAAAGGATTGGGTAAGTATATTAAAGAGCATGATTTACACAATGTTGTATTTGTAAGTTGTCATAAAGATTACATAGATTTTTTACAACCTAGTATTGTAATTGATTTAGACGAGGAATTGATTTATGATTGTCGTGGTCAAGCGCTGGGGGAGTTATTACCTTGCAAGTGTACGAAACAACAAACAAATCGCTTTGGAGATTGTTTGCTAACCATCACTATTTAAGTGCAGACTTAAACAACGCTTGCAAGATGTATATTGCTACTTGGAATGGGGTTATCGTTGCTATGGATAGCGTGTTGCCAATACCGAGTGGTACATTAAAGAATGGTTATAGAGAGCATAGATTAGTTGTGTTGCCTGACTATCAAGGATTGGGAATTGGAACACGATTAAGCAATGCCTTGGGTAATTATTATATTAGCAATGGGAATAAATATTTTTGTCGTAGCACCCATGTTAAATTGGCTAAAAGCAGATTGTTGCCAAACTCTCCTTGGATTGAAACTAGTAGTTCTCGTAAGTTAAGAAAGAATGTTGATGATGGTATTCACAATCATGGTTTTACATTTGACGATAAAAGGATAGCATATTCATATGAATATGTAGGCATTGACTATAAAACAAAACCACATTTAAGGGTTGTAATTAGAAAGGATAATGACTTAGAACATTGTAGAAAAATATTATCACAAATCTTGAATAAATATAAAAATTTTTATATAATTATAGTTATTGGAACTGCCAAACAAGAAGATAATTATAACTATGAAATTGCTTGTAAAGAATTAGGCATTAGAACCGAAGTATTATATATTAAATCGCAAGGAGAATATAGAGAATCTAAAAAAGCCTTGTCGCAAAAGTGTAGATATATAATTCAAAAATAAATATTGTCAAAAAGAGAGGTGTAAAAATGCAAGATAATTATAATATTATTCATTGTCATACACAATTGTCAAACGGAACAACAATTATCGATTCAATAGATGACTATACGAAATTTATTGATAGGGCAAAAGAGTGTGGAATGAAGTCAATTGTCTTTACAGAACATGGAAATTTGTTATCTTGGTATCATAAAAAGACATATGCTGAAAAACAAGGATTAAAATATATTCATGCAATTGAAGCATATATCACTGAAACTCACGATGAATTGATTAGGGATAATCGACATATTTGTATTTATTGTAAGAACAAAGAGGCTTTTTATGAATTAAATGAATTAGTTAGCAAAAGTTTTAATAGAGAAAATGTTAAAGTTATTGATGATGTTGTAAGGTTTTATTTTTATCCAAGAATATCTATTGACGAATTATTAAATCTAAGTGATAATTTCTACTTTTCATCAGCATGTTTAGGTGGCACAATTTCACCAAGTGCAAGTGAAAGTATGAGAAAAAAGATGATAAAATTCTTTTATGATAACAAAGATAGATGTTTTTTAGAAATTCAACATCATAATGTTGAGGAGCAAATTACTTACAACAAACAATTAATTGCTCTACATAATAAATTTGGTATACCTTTAATTGTTGGAACTGACACCCATTGCATTGACCAAAATTCATTTGATGGTAGAAAAACTTTGCAACAAAGAAAAAAAATTCATTTTGATAGTGAAGATGGTTGGGATTTGTGCTTTAAGGATTATAATGAATTGATTAATGCGTTTGAAAAAACTGGGATTGATATGAAATATGTTTATGAGGGAATCGAAAATACTCATACTTTAGTTAATGGTTGCGAAGAATATGAAATTGATGTTTCATTTAAATATCCAAAATTAAGCGATGACCCTTTAACAACTTTAAAACAAAAGATTTTAAAAGGAATGAAAGACAAATGGGAATATATAAAAGATATTCCCAATGATGTATTAAAACATCGAATTAATGAGGAGTTATCAGTATATCAAAAAACAAACTTAATTGACTTTACTTTATTGCAAAAATATATTCGTGATTGGGAAAAGTCAAATGGTATTTTTTGCGGACCTGGTCGTGGCTCTGTGTCTGGTTCAATGATTGCTTATTTGTTAGATATTACAGAAATGAATAGTATTAAGTTTGACTTAAACTTCTTTAGATATGCCAATCCATCTCGTGTGACCTTGGCTGATATTGATAGCGATTATTATGAAAAGGATAAAAAGAGAATTGATGAATTTATTTTAAAAGATAAATTAAATAATCCTAAATTATATACTTGTCAAATTGTAACATTTAATACTATTGCACTTAAGGGAGCAATTAGAGATGTGTTTCCAACTTTTGGTCATGGTGAAGATGTTATAAGTATGGTTGCTAATTCTACGGAAGATGATAGCTTAGATAAGTATAGAGAGATGTACCCTAACGAATTTAAAATGGTAGATATCTTAAATGGTACGATTGTTTCTTTAGGGAATCATCCTGCTGGTTCAATAATTAGTGATAGAAACATTTTTAGGGAGTTTGGTACATTTACTACTAAGGATAGCTTGTACCCCGTCAGTTGTGTCAATATGGGCGAAATTAATTATATGGGATATGTGAAGCTTGATATTCTTGGATTGACGTTTTACTAGTCCAAGTAAAAGTGGGTTATATGCTGGAAACCCCTAAAGACTTTGATACTTGAAACAAAGTGACAATTCAAAGTATGTAACAATGGGCAATCAGCAGGCACGATAAGTTCCGCCTCAACGACTATAAGAATATCTTATTTATATATGAGTGATTGTATATAAAAACCCCACTAGCGAATAATATTCGTGAATTATATAGTCTGAACATCATGTGAAAAACATGAGAGATAAGCAGAAATGACTTATCCACTATGCAAAAAAATAATTAAGGTGATTAATAGATTGTGGAAATAACAAAAGAATTGTTGTGTGAAAAATTATTAGAAATTTATAAAGAAAAGGGTAATGTATATTTAAAAGACTTTAGTAAAGATAGCGGTTTAGATATAAATGCTCAATGGTATTTTAACAAATACGGAGGATTTAAGAAAGTTTGCGAAGAATTAGGAATTAAATTAAAAAAATATAATGAAATTGATAAAAAGTTTATTGACAATGTTGTCTCGAAAATGATGGTTGATAATATTCCAATAAAAAAAGATACTTTGACAAAATATGGTGTTAATAGTAGCACAGTAAGAAGAATTTTTGGAGGCTATAACAACTTGTTAAAAAGTTATAATTTGAAAATCAATACCCCTAAGAATGTGTCTAAAGATGAATTGGTTGAAGATGTGTTGAAAGTAGTTAACTATTTTAATAAGGTGGACTATGGAATATATAAACAACATGGTTCTTATAGTAGCACCACTATAAGAAAGTATTTTGGGGGTTGGAATGATATGATTGAACAATTGGGATATGAGCCACAAAATAAAGTTTATGGAAAAGAGTATATTTTAAAGGAATTAGAGAGATGTTATAATTTATATGGATTCATATCTAAATATGTTATTGATTTAGAATGCGACTTTACATATCAAGCTATTTCAACTTATTTTAATAAAGAAGAATTATTTGAATTATTTGGAAACAATTATCGTTCTTATGGAAATATGAGTAGTGGCATGATTATTATTACTAAAATGTTGGATGAAAAAAATATAAAGTATCAATTAGAAAAAACATGGGATTGGTTAGTCAACGATAAAACCAACAAACATATGTTTGTAGATATTTATATCGAGTCTTTAAATTTGGTAATTGAGTTTGATGGAAATCAACATTTTAGATATAGTAAACACTTTCATAAAAATAAGCAAAAATTTTTAAATAGTCAATATAGGGATAAACTTAAAGAAAAATTATTATGCAAACACAACATTAAATTAGAGAGAATAAGTTACAAAGATAACATTACAAACAAATTATTAAATATTATAAAATAGCATAGTGTAACAAATTTGTAGACAACGTCGGGTTAATTAATGAAACTTGCAAATTAGCCAATATTCCTAGAATGATGCCTGACAATGTAGATTTAGAGGATGAGAAAGTTTGGAAAGACATTGCCAAAGACACCATTGGAATATTCCAAATGGAATCCCCATTAGGATATAAAACATTATCAAATATGTTTAGTGAAAAAACGTTATCAAAAATAGAGGAGACAAATCAAAGTATCTCTAAAATTAAATTAATGAGTTTTGCTAACGGACTAATCAGACCTGGTTGTGCGAGTTTTCGAGACGAGGCAACCAATGGAGAATTTTATCATAATGGTTTAAAAGAGTTAGATGATTTTTTAAGTCCAACATTAGGTAGACTAGTAATGCAAGAACAAATTATGATGTTCTTAGTAAAATTTTGTGGATATTCGATGGCGGAGTCAGACAATGTTCGAAGAGCAATTAGTAAAAAATCTGGCACTGAATCTTTGTTGCCAGAAATAGAAAGTAGATTTATTTCATATACTTCTCAAGAATATAATGTTCCTGTTACAAAATGTAAAGAAATTATTAAACCATTTATTCAAGCTATATTGGATGCGAGTTCATATGGTTTCTCATTTAATCACTCTGATGCTTATTCTTGTATTGGTTATATTTGTGGTTATTTAAGATATTATTATCCGTTGGAGTTTATTACTACCTTTATGAATATTTTTGGTGACAATCATGAGAAAGTTGAGAGAATTACTAACTATGCCAAAGGTGTAGGTATTACATTCGCAAATTGGAAATTTAGATATTCTAAATCATTTTATTTCTTCGATAAAGATAGTAAAGTGATTTATAAAGGATTGTCGAATATAAAAAGTATCGGGGAACAAGTTGGCGATGATTTGTATTTGTTGAGAAACAATGAGTATGATAGTTTTGTTGACTTGTTATGTGAATTATTAAAAATCAAGTCTATTAATTTTGGAATGTTAAAAATATTAATTATGTTAGATTTTTTTGAAGAATTTGGAAAGTCACAAAAGTTATTGACAATTTTAGATTATTTTGATAGATTTTATAATAAGAAACAATTTTCAACGAGTGATAATATTGTTTTTGATAGCGAATATAAACTAAAGTATGCTCCAAAAGAAAAGAAGATAATTAAATCATATGAAGTAGATATTGAAAAGGTTGGTCAATATTGTAATAAAAAAACACCAAAAAGATATAGTGAGTTTGATTGCATTTCGTTTTTAAAAGATATAGAGAAAGAAATTGAAAATAAGAGCATACCGCTTAAACTTATATTAAGAGTTCAAAGTGACTTTGTTGGAAACATTGTTTATTCAAACAATGATTTAAAATCAATTTATTATGTAGTAGAGTATAAAACTTATAGAGATGAGTGTAAACCTTATATGAAATTATATAACTTACAAAATGGTGAAATTATTTCTACGAATACCAAAAATAGATTTAATTTTCTAAAACAACCATTTAAGTTAAATAGTATAATAAAGGTCAATACATTCAAAGAAGAGTTTAAGAAGAAAAAAATAGTTACTGATAAGGGCAAAGAAAAATGGATAGATACTGATGAAAAAAAGGAGTTAGTTGAAGCGTGGACTACTCTGTCATATTAGGAGGGAGATAGTGTTATATGAATGAAATTAAAACAAGTGTATACGTTAAGAAAATCGTATATCGCAAAGGAGATTGGGGTATCTATTCCCTTCTCGATATTGAAAGCAATGAAACGTTTATTGCGAAAGGGATATTTCCAGAACCAAAATCAAACGTTGTTTATTCGCTTATTGGAAATTGGGTTAATGATGAAAAGTATGGAAAGCAAGTAGACATTGTTTTTGTTAATGAGTCAATTGATGTCGATAAGATGAATGTTGATAGCTTTTTGGGAATTATTTTAACCCCTCGGCAAATTAAATCATTTAAAGAGGTGTATGATAATCCAATCGAAGTTATAGCGAGCGAAGACATTGATTCAATTACTAAGGTTAAGGGGATTGGAGAGTCTAGTGCAAAGAAGTTAATTGAAAGATTTACGCTTAATAAAAAATATTTTAGTTTTATTAGTGCTATGAGCCAATATGGCTTAACTGCGAACACTATTAAAACTATAGCTAATATTTATCCAGATGTGTCAAAAGCGGTCTATATGATACAACACGACCCTTATAGGTTGATTATAGATGTTCCTGGAATTGGTTGGGCTAAAGCGGATGAAATAGCATTAAAAGTCGGCATTAAGAAATTTAGCACATATCGAATCGGGGGATATATTATGCACACATTACTAGAAAGTAATAGTAATGGTGATACATGGTTAAATTCGCAACAAATTGTAGATAAGGTTTATACATTATTTCCTGATATGGTTTTAGATGAGCAAACTAAGAAAAAAATTATTTTATCGACACGAGATGCTTTGGATGAATTGGTTGATAAAAACATTGTATGGAGAAACGAGGAACGAACTAAAATATCCATGGTTAAAACTAGGAATTTAGAGGTGGGTATTTGTCGTGAATTGATGAGATTGTTAAAACAAGATAGACAAATGAGTAAAGATGAAGTAGAAGAATTTAATAAAAGAATGTCTCAAGTAGAAGAAGAGCAAGGATTTAAATATAGCGATGAGCAAGCCAATGCAATTAAATTGGCGTTAAGCAAAAATGTTTTAGCCATTAACTCTCCTGCTGGTACTGGAAAAACAACTGTTGTAAAAGGCATTATTTCTTGTTCTAATGAATGTTATAATTTAACTGCTTTGTCTGGTATGGCTGCGTCAAGATTAGGTGAAGTTGTGGGGCAAGATGGTTCAACAATTCATAGATTATTAGGATATGGTCTTGGGGATGGTGGAGAATGGTTAAAGAATAGGGATAATCCGTTGATGGATAGCGTTATTCTTGACGAAAGTTCTATGGTTGATGGGGAGTTATTTTACAGATTGGTACAATCCATCGATGACGGAAAACAACTAATTATGTTAGGTGATTTAGCACAATTAGAATCGCTTGGTGCTTGTTCGGTATTTAGGGATATTGTTAATAGTGGAGTTGTTCCAGTGGTTGAATTTACGCAAATATTTAGACAAGCTAAAAAGTCCGCCATTATAACAGAGGCTACAAAGGTAAGAATGAAAGAGCAATTATGTTCTAATGATTTTTATGGAAATGACATTAGAGGAGAAATGAAAGATTTTTTATTACAAACCTATGCTGAAAACAAATTGACATTGCCATATGTTTTAAAATATTATGAAAAGAGCGTAGAAGCAACTCAAGATACATCTAAAATACAAATTATTTCACCAATGCGAAATAAAGGAGATTCGTCTTGTTTAAGCCTTAATAGACATATTCAAAAATATTTGTTAAGCAACGCTTATATTAGGGGTAAACCACTACAAATTAATAAGGATTATTCAATATATGTAGGTGACAGAATTATTAACACAAAAAATAAAACAAAGATTGAGACAAGCGATGGTCTTGTGGATGTATTCAACGGTTATCAAGGAAAAGTTGTTTCAATTGATTATAAAAACAATTCATTTGTTTGTGACTTTGATTTATGCGGAGAAGTCGAAGTTGATTATAAAATGTTTGATTCTATTGATTTGGCATATGCAATCACTTGCCATAAATTTCAAGGTTCTCAAAGAGATATTGTGATTGGAGCGTTAGATTATACAGCATATAAATTATTGAATAAGGAATTACTATATACAATGATTACTAGAGCTAAGAAAAGATGTATTCTTTGTGCTAAAACAGATGCTTTAATACACGCTACACGAACAAGCGGTGTTCAAGCACGCCAAACATTTTTATGTGGATTGTTGAAGGAGGAAAATTAAATGTTAGAAGAAGTGACAACAAAAGTCGATAACATTGCTGATGAAAAGAGTATTGATATTGATAATTTTCCAAATGCAAATGATATGAAAGCTATATCAAAATTAAAATATTTGGAATTATACAAAAAAGAAAGTGCTAGATTAATTACATTAGCGAGCGAAAGCATTTTTAATAGTGCACAAAATGGAAAGTTATCAACAAGCATATATGTGTCAAACGATAATAATGCAACAAATGAGGCCATTAAAAAAGTTGTTGACTTTTTTGAGAAAAAATATTATTATGTAAGAGTAATCAATACGATGGATATACAAGAAGAAATATTTATATCATGGGAACAATAAGGAGGACAAAATGAAAAAAATCATAGAACTAGAAGATACAATCGAAATGATGAATAGCAACGATTATAAAGAAAGGTTTAGAGGTGAGTATTTTCAAGCAAAAATCCGTTATGATAAATTGGATGCGATGACAGTCAAATATGAAGCTGGTACATTGACATTTACGCCAAAATGTTCATTAGAATTATTGAAAGAGCAAAAGAGGTATATGGGTAACTATATTCGTTGTTTAAAAATTAGAGCAGAAATCGAAGGCATTGAATTAGATAAGGAGTGATAAATATGGATGGAGATACGTTTTTAAACATTGCAACAGAACTTATTTGGGATTATTACAAAGAAAAATATGAGAATGATGATAGTTTTTCTTTTGATAATTTTAACACGTTTATTGTTTGGTCTTGTAAAACATTGCAAAACAATAAAGCCATTATAGCAACAAGTGTAGATAAGCGTTTGTTTGAAGTGACAAACAATGGAAGTGCAAAAGAGGTCTATATCGATGTATATGATAAAGTAGATAATATTCTTGTGAGAATGTAAAGCATGAAATTATTTTTTGAAGTATTGCAAGATAATTGGGAGACAAGAATTGGTTATAGAATTATTATATCGATTATGATAATATCATTGCTTGTCAAAATGTGTTTGTTTATATATGGGTTGATTATTTATATTTATTATTGTTTTGCTTGTTGAAATGGTATATTGGCTAATTGATTTTATATTAAAAAGAAAGAGAGGAAATTTATGGAAATAACAAAAAGAGATGGTAGAAAGGTAGAATTTGATGTAACAAAAATTCAAATTGCTATCACAAAGGCATTTAAAGAAGTTTATGGGTCAGCAAATGTTTTTGACAAAGATATTGACAAGGTTTTACGTAGTGTGTACGTTAAGATTAAAAAAGTGAATAATGATATTAATGTTGAAGAAATTCAAAATAATATAGAGGGTACACTTTGTGACTTTGGGTACGTTGATGTCGCTCGAGCGTTTATTCGATATAGATATAAGAGAGAATTATCTCGTGAATTAAATAAAGATTTAAGTAATAAGTACAATCAAATAAAATCGTTAATTAGTGGAACTAACGAAGAGGCAAACAAAGAAAATAGTAATAAAGATACTCGTATTGTTTCAACTATGAGAGATTATTTGGCAGGGTTTGCGTGTAAAGAAATGGCACAAAAGATTATTTTGCCAAAAGATATTGTTGATGCACACAACAAAGGATTAATTCATTTCCATGATATGGATTATAGCCCAACAATGCCATTAACAAATTGTTGTTTGATTAACCTTGAAGATATGTTACAAAACGGAACTGTGATTAGTGGTGTAAAAATTGAGAAACCACACTCATTTAAAACAGCTTGTACTATCGCCACACAAGTGATTACACAAGTATCATCATCTCAATTTGGAGGAAATTCTTTTACGCTATCTCATCTAGCGCCTTTTGTTGATATCAGCAGACAAAAGATTAGAGAACAAGTTGAGAAAGAAGCGATGGATATTTTGGCAAGTGTTGGCGAGTCAATTGATATTACAACTGATTTAGATTCTATTGTTGAACAACGTGTTCGAGAGGAGATTAGAGACGGCGTCCAAACAATTCAATATCAATTAATAACAATGTCATCGACAAATGGTTAAGAATTGGCTGTCCATAGTGGAAACATTATGGAGCATAAGATGGTGAACCTAGAAATCTAGGGTGTCAACAATATGTTGGCTAACGATGAAACCTGCAATAATTTTATATCTTTAATAAGGGGTGATGTAAAATTATTATATATAAAATCACAAACATTGCTAATGGAAAAATATATATAGGTCAATCTCATAAGACTTTAGAGCAAAGGATAAAGCAATATAGTGATGATGTTAAATATAGAAGCAAAGGTGTAAGACCTATTATAAAAGCAATGCGTAAATATGGTTTTGAAAATTTTAAATTTGAAACAATAGAACACAATATAAATAACCAAGAAACACTAGATGAATTAGAGAAGTATTATATATCATTTTATGACTCGATAAACAATGGATATAATATTAAGCCTGGTGGAAAAGGTGGTTTGCACAAAGAAGAAACAAAGCAAAAAATTGCATTATCTCAAATGGGCGAACTAAATCATATGTGGGGAAAGGTTGGAGATTTAAATTCTACGTCAAAAAGAATTTTAGAACTAACAACCGATATAGTTTATGAGTCTGCAATGTTAGCGTCGAAAGAGCTTGACTTGTGTTTTTCACACGTGTGTGCTGTTGCGAGAGGAAAAAGAGGTAGTACAGGTGGTTTTGTATTTAGGTATGTTGATAATGATGGCAAACCTATAAAACCAAAGAAAACTACAATTATTAAAAACAAACAATTGATAGAAAAAGTATTAGATAAATATAAATATTTATTGTAGGTAATATCGTGCCAAGCATTAAGGGAAACCTTTTTGAAGGTGTAACGACTAGGATATACGAGCTAAGTCATTGGATATGCTTATGAAATCCGTACATTCAAGGTGAAACTCCTTGTTTGGAAGCGCCATCTACCTAAACCATTGTTGAGATAATAGTGGCATGGTAAAGAGATAGTCTACGTGTAGAACGGACACGCAATCACCGTTCACAACAATGTTTATGTATTTAAACGAAGTTGATGATAATCAAACAAAAAAAGATTTGGCATTAATTATCGAAGAGGTATTAAAGCAAAGAATAGAGGGTGTCAAAAACATTCAAGGAAAACCAATCACTATTGCGTTTCCTAAATTAATTTTTGTCTTAGACGAAAATAATATTCATGAGGATAGTGAGTTTTATTATTTGACAAAATTGGCAGCTGAGTGTAGTTCCAAAAGACTAGTGCCTGATTATATTTCAGCCAAGATAATGAAAAAGCTAAAAGAGGGTAGCGTGTTTCCTGTAATGGGATGTAGAAGCGCTTTGTCTCCCTATTATGATAGTGAAGGAAAACCAAAATATTACGGAAGATTTAATCAAGGTGTTGTAACCATAAATCTTCCTGATGTGGCACTATCTAGCGAAGGCGATTTTAACAAGTTTTGGAAAATATTAGATGAAAGGTTAGAGTTGTGTTATCGAGCGCTTATGGTTAGACACAATAGTTTAATAGGGGTGAAATCTGATATTGCCCCTATTTTATGGCAACATGGTGCTTACGCTCGTTTAAAAGAGGGCGAGGTTATAGACGATTTGTTATATAATGGATATTCAACAATTTCTTTAGGATATGCAGGATTGTACGAGTGCGTAAAGTATATGACTAACCAATCACATACACAACCAAAGGGTAAAAACTTTGGTTTACAAGTAATGAAGGCGTTGAACAGTGCTTGCGAGCGTTGGAAGCAACAAACTAATATTGGGTTTTCTGTTTATGGTAGCCCAATCGAATCAACAACTTATAAATTTGCCAAATGTTTACAACAAAGATTTGGGGTAGTTGATGGAATTACTGATAAAAAATATATAACAAATTCTTATCATATTACACCAAGCGAAGAAATTGATGCTTTTAATAAATTAACATTAGAGAGTGAATTTCAAGAATTGAGTTCTGGTGGAGCAATTAGTTATGTTGAGACTCCTAATATGACCAAAAACGTTGACGCTATATTAGAAGTTTTAAGACATATTTATGAAACAATTATGTATGCTGAAATAAATACAACTACAAGCCATTGCCATATTTGTGGTTGTACAGATATAAAAATGGAAGATGATTTAAAGTTTCATTGTCCGCAATGTGGAAACGATGATTTTAACAAAATGAATATTGCTGTTCGTGTTTGCGGTTATATCTCAACCAACCCATTTAATGAAGGCAGAGCCGAAGATATTTATGATAGGGTTTATCATTTAGGAATGGATTAAGTTAAGGAGGAAACAATATGGATAAAAATAACAAAACAACCAACAATGAAGAATTAAATGAATTATTACAACTCCAAAATCAACAATTAAGAGAAAATATTATTAAAATTCAAGGCGTTTGCGAATTCCTAGACAATCGTGTTCAAACTTTGACCGAGGCATTGAGATTAGCAAAAGAGGAATTATCGAAAAGAGTGTTGTTAGAAAACGAAGGACTTCCAAAAGAAAATGAAACAAAGAAAAAATGAGGTGAGAAATAATGTTTTTTGATTCGTCAAGACAAATGTATATTGGAAAACACGATATTCACAAAGAATGGGATAAAGAAGATGGAGAATTTGTAGCTAGATTGTTACACATTGAATTACCGCATTTACTAGATATTTTAATGCTACACTTAGATTTTTTGTCATCTAGTGACAAGGAAAAAGAGTTTTGGAGAGATGTGGTTTTAGGTATTTGTTCAAATAGAATAAACCACCAAATATACGATTGTCAAAAATCATTTGAAAGAGTTTATGAAAATAAGGATGTGTAAATGTATTAACTAAAATAAGGGATTAATATCCCTTATTTTTTTTACAAAATATAATCAAATACATATTGACAATATTATTAACTTAGTATAAAATAGTGTTATAAGATAGATAAGGAGGATTTAAAAATGAAAATTTATTATAGTCTTGATGGATATGAACAATTTCTATTCTATCAAGAAATGATGTTTGGTACGTATTATTCGTTGTTGGGTCATGAGTTGGTTTATAATGTTGATGATGTTAATGATATTCTTAACAAAAAATGTCATGATTGTCTTGGTTATAAAATTGGCGGTGCTTGTTTTGGTGCAAACGTTGACAAAAACGCATTAAAAGAATTAAATGATTTTCATGGCGGAGGTACATTGATAGCTATTAATAAAAATATTCTTGCTTTAATAATATTTGTTCCAAGTGATTACACTAAAGAAAATAAGGATATTTATTACATTGTAAAGTACAAAATTCTTAGCTTGCGACAAGGAATATATCGTGTTTTGATTGATACTTATGAAAATAATAAATATGTATATTTTAGGGGTGGTAAAAATAGTTATTCTTATGTAGAAAAATGCCTCGATGTTTTACATAAAAAAAGTTCGTTTATTGGTTTTGATGATATAAGAGAGATAAGTAATGAATTGTCGAGATACCAACCACGAGCAATTAACATTGATGGAGAAGAGGTATATATTAATATGTTTGAGGAGATACAATAATGGGAAAATTAAAAATGTTTCAACTTATTTGTTTTTTATCGGCGATTATTAATTCGCTATGTAATATAACTAGTGCTATCATCAAAGGAAATGTATGTTTAGCAATCATAAATATTGTTATTTATATTTGTGCTTTGGGTGGTTGTTTATTCACGTTGAGGAAATAATAATGAATAAAAATAAAATAATTCAATTAATAATTTGTTTATTGCTTGCATGGCTTGGAGTATTCATATTTTATCATGATATTAAAATTGCTTTGATTTGGCTTGCTCTATATGCAATAGCACTAATATTCCTTGGCAATAAAGATTAATAGGAGAGTAAATTTGTTAGATGTAGATATTTTAGGTAATGTTATATATTGTGCACACTCATACAAACTTGATGAACTTAGAAAAGGTATGATGGTATATGACCATAGACTAAGACGCATTGTGGAAATTGTTAATGTATATTATTCTTGTCAGCTTATATACCTCAGAGGTGTTTATGGTGGAATTAGATTTGAAAATGGTAGATTTTGGGCGTTGAAAGGGTGATAGAAATGAAAAAGATTAATTACGAATTATTGTTTAAATTATGTGAAGAACATAACATTCCAATTAGATATGCTACAAATGGCGAAAAACTAGGTCTTTACATAGGCGATGGAGATGGTGGTATAAGAAAAATTTCAATAAATGATATAGTTGATACAAATGAATGGAGTAAAGAAGATTATTTAACGCATTTGAACTATGGTATAAAGACTTGTCCTGCTATTTACGATGCTTTTGAAAATTTGATTTATAAGTATTATGATTTAGTTGAAAAATATGATAAATGTGAACAAGCATTAGATAAAGCGTGTAAACAATTAACGCACGCCTATCCATTTGGGGTAAACAAATGCGAAACCGATGCGTGGGATGATAGTTGGAAGGAGTGGGCGTACAAAAATGATGAAAGATAAGGATATAGAATTATTAGAAGGAACTGATGGGGTAGAGTTTGTTAACTTGGAACAATTAGCACAAGCATATGTCGAAAGTATGACGAGAGGATTTAACTCTCATGATATGGTATTTAAAGAAAATTATATTGCTATTAGTTCTCCAAGCCCCAAAAGTAATTATTGCGGATATCATAAAACTCTTGTATATGAAATTTATGATTATAAAGAATTTTTCGAAGAAGAATTGCCAGCATTATTTAGTGATGTTTTAGATTTTTCAATGAATAAGGGTTATAATGAAGCGGTTATAGATATAGTTGAGAAAGTTGAGACGATGGAACGATGAAAACTAAAGGAGAGTATGAAGAAGCTTTTGATTTAATCGATATATTTACAAGTTGTGGTTACAATGAGGTTGATGATTGTAATTGTTGTATTGCCTATGATAAGGGGTTAAAGCAACAACATGGATGTGAATTAGATTTAGCATTAAACATGTTTAAAAAGTTAATCAATGAACATTTTAAACCAAAAGAAAATACATCGGAATTTAAGCACTTTAAGCTACATAGTGACAATACTTTAAAAAATCTAACTAAGAAAGAATTAATAGACTATATTAAGATGCTATATCATAATTGGGGAGCTTGCGATGAGCAATTAAAAAATTGCATTGATGCAAATACTAAACTAAAAGGAAAATATTCTAAGATTTTAGACGATGTCCACGACTATCGTTTTGAGACACATTGTATGAAAATGACAATAAGAAACCTTTGTGAACATTTTGGAGTTAAGAATGAAGCCGAGCTAAAAAATATCTATTTAAACAAACCATACAAATTTGAAGATTTAAAGCCTAATATGTGGGTTTGGGATAATGTAGCAAAGGAATGTTTATACGTTGTTAGACCTTTCATAACCACAGGCGTTAGGGTTAAATACTTTACTTGTTTAGGAATTTGGAATTTGGAAAAAATAAAAAAATTAAATATGAAATTTGAAGAAAACCGTTTCTTTCCAGTGCAGATAGCCAATATGATTGGAGGTAATTAAATATGTGTGAAGAACTTAAAGAGAATATTATACTTTCTCACGATGATTATATGGAAACGTTGAGACGTTTAGAAGCTGACGCTAAAGGAGAAGAATTTATTGATGGTCAAGCGTATGCTATTGGTGGTTTCGATTTTGAATGTTTAAGAAATTTAGTTGATGCTTATGATAAATTGCTTATTGATTATGATATATTAGAAATGCAAGTTCATAATATGGGGCATAGGCTTAACCAAAAGGTGAATGAATGTTTAAAATTAAGAAGAGAAAACAAAGAATTAAGAATCGAAATTGAGTGTATGTACAATGAAATACACAAAGTAAAGGATGGCGATTAATGTGCATGAAGATGAATTTTTAGAAAAGGAAGAATATTTGGAGATTCTTAAATCTTTTGTTAAAAAAGATGGTTCTCCATACAACCAAAATGATTATGAGTTTGACCATTTCTATGCTTTGATTATTAATTGTTTTAATTTGTTGAAAAAATATCAAAAGCTATGTCATGACTACGATGTCTTAGAAATGCAACAATTAGATTTAGAACAAAAATATATTAAGTCAATTGACACCATAGATGATTTGTCACAAATGGTTTACACACAAGTTATGATGGGGGGATTATATGAGTAATTATGTTAAGATTAAGAACTTCTCAATAGAAAATGGCGAAGGAATTCGTACAAGTATTTTCTTTTCAGGTTGTGATTTTTTTTGTCGTGGATGCTTCAACAAAGATATCCAAGATTTTAATGTTGGCAAACCATTTACCAAAGAAGTTTATGAGAATGAAATTAAACCAACAATAAACAAACACATCGCAGGTATTAGCGTGTTAGGAGGAGAGCCATTGCACCCAAAGAATTTAAGTGCCACTTTCAATTTATTGCGTTGGTTTAAACGTGACTTCCCAAACAAGACTATTTGGGTTTGGTCTGGCTATACATTAGAAGAGTTGCTAAGTGATGAATATATGATTAAAACACCTAGCTTTAATATGATTGAATTAATATTAGAAAATATTGACATTCTTGTTGATGGGCGATTTGTAGAAAAAGAAAAAGATTTAACTTTAAAATGGAGAGGGTCAAAAAATCAACGAGTAATATCAGTCAAAGATACTTTAGAAAGAGGAGAAATTGTTGAATATTGTGAATAAAGAAGACATTATAAATGACATTAAGGTGATTAGTGATTGGTGTTATAAAGAAATAGGTTCTACTCATAAAAAACGTAAATATGTACAAATAATGTGTTTAAAATGTGGATGGATGGGCGAAACGTCAATTTTTGCATTAAAACATGGGAGGACTGGTCAATGCCCACACTGTAGAGACATAGGAAAAAGAAGTAAGGGCAACCCTCAAAACACAAATATATATGAAATAAATGGTGATATCACACACATATATACAAAAAAGGGTGATAAGTTTTTGATAGATACAGAAGATATAGATGTAGCTAAACAATGTTGTTGGGCTAAGCATAAAAGCGGATATGCAATAGGGCAAATAAATAAAGAAAAAGTAAGATTGCATAGACTCATAATGAGTAAATACGGTGTCCTGCCGAACGACCCGAATATGATAATAGACCATATTAACAAAATTAGAACAGACAATAGAAAAGAGAATTTGAATGTTATACCTAAAAAATTAAATCCCCAAAATCACTCGCTCTATAAGACCAATAAGACAGGGCATAGTGGAATATCTTTATGTGATAATGGAAAATATAGAGTTAAAGTGTCTAATAAATATATAGGGATATTTGAAACATTAGAGGAAGCTATAAAAGCAAGAGAGGAAGCAGCACATGAATACTTTGAATATTTGCCAGACGCTTCTTAACGTTCAACAAAGTCTTGCACAAAAGAAGGTAATATTATATGATGAATAACAACGAAATTAAATTATCCCAAGAAGAACTTAAGTTTTTAATTATTGGGATAGAGAGTGGTTTTTACCATCCAAGCAAACAAGAATTAAAAGTATATTATTGGGCTAAAAACATTGCAAAAAAAAGGAGTGAGAACAACTATGAAATTATTGAACAAAAAATTTGCCAATAATGAGAGAGTAGTCATTAAACACAATGGATATTATTATCAAGGTAAAGTTATTGGTCAAAAAGGAATATCACGAATTATAGTGTTTGAGTCTTTTGGCGAACCACTTATTGTTAAGAGAAATATTTTTAGAATCTATTCTTATTATGGTACTATATAGAACGATATAAATATCGTTCTTTTTTATGTCATATCAAACACCACAAAGCCAATATGGAGTTGTGGTAAGGAGTTTGCATTTAACACCATAAACAATACCCAAAACTAAAACAAGCGCCACATAGCCTTATATTGACTTTAAATAATTATTAAAAAAACATTTATTTTATAATTGACATATATTTATAATGGTGGTATTATGTATTTGTAAGATAAAGGAGGAACGAAAAAGATGGAACTTACAATTAATGAATTTACTTTTAAATATTTTATTTATAATAAAAACAGTACATACAATGAGTACCCTAATTGGTTGAAACAACTTAGCGACAAAGAGATATTAACATTTAAGGATATTGATGGTTGTCGTGAATGTTTCTTAGTGTTACCAACACAATGGAACTTAATTAATGACAACGATGTTATTTGTTGTAATGATATTGTTGGCGAATTTGTGTTGACACAAGAGCAATTTGAGCAAATTCAAAAATACGTTAATAATAAGTAGGTGTTAGATATGGAAATTATAAAAACAATTCTATTTGGCTTAGGTATATTTTGGACGCTTGAATTATTTTGGTTGATAAACTTTGAAGATAGAGTTAAGAATGATGAGAATTACACAAGAAAAGAGGATGATGAGCAATGATGTTACGTGAAAACAAAACGTTGCAAGAATTTAAACAAGAGTTAATCGAAGAAGCTTTAATTAAACAAAAAGAACAATTAGGAAATATGTTTGAAAAACAAAAAGAATTAGATGAACGTATTTTGAATGGTGATAAATATCACTATAGAGAAGTTCTAATGGCGTTATTTGTAGAGTTGGGAGAGTTCATGAATGAAATACCAACAAAGTTTAAATATTGGAAAAAGAGCGCCAAAGATGATTATGAAAAGGCGTTAGAAGAATATGTCGATTGTTTACATTTCGCAATGAGTTTAGCCATTGTGGAAGAAAAGGGATTATATCGATGCAAAGAATATTGTAAGTGTTATGATGCGGTTCAAAGCGAATATTTTTCACATACGTATCGATGTGACTACTTTGACATGATGATTATTATTCTTGACGCTTATGGAATAGTGAGAGTACAAAAACTATTTGAATTAGGAATTGTTGTTGGATTTACATGGGATGAGATTTATAATATGTATTTAAAGAAAAATAAAATTAATCATAAAAGACAAGATGATAAATATTAATTAAGGAAGGTGAATAAAAATGATTAAACTACAAGATAATATTGTTATTGATGCTGATAAATATGGATATGTAGCAAAAAGATATATTGGCTTAAACAAAAAGGGAGAAGAGATGTTTGAAGTTATTGGCTATCATGCTGAGATTTGTGGCGTGTTAGAATGTGTCGTTCGATACTTACAAAGGGTTTGTGTTCGAGATAAAGATATGGATATTCATCAAGCGATTAAAGAATTAGTAGAAATTAATAAAGCGTGGTATAATATCTTAAATGAAAATTTACCAAAATTAGAAAAATTAGGAAAATAAAATATGAGTAAACAAGATTGGGAAGAATGGGTTGAATATTGGTGGAATGAATTGCTTAATCGAATAATCGAAGAAGATATTAAAATATAAAACAATAAACATGGAACGAGGGAATAAAAATGAAAAAAAATGAAGTGAAAGTAAAGTTAAATATCATTGAAACTTATGAAGTGCCTAGGGTTATTGAAGTGACAATGACACCACAACAATATAAAAATTATGAAAATGAAGAATGTGGGTTAGATAGGATTTTAAGAAAATCTCATAATATTCTTGAAGTAAAACAAAATTCAAACGAATTAACTACCAAAGAAAGAGGGTTTTTAAAACTTAAGACATCTAGCTTTGTTAAAGATATAAAACTATCAAAATGTAATAATATGGATATTTTATACATCGATACCGAAGTGGAGGAGATTGAATATGAATAATAAATATCACAATTTATCACAAGTTAATATTAATTCTTTTATGGAGGCTAGACCAGGATTACCACAAACCGTATTTGGTTGTTTACAAACTATGATTAGAGAAGCAATAAAAACAAGGAGTAATTTGTTGCTTTGTGGAGATAGTTTTCGTGGAGTGGGAAAAACTCGTTTGTTATTAAATTTCAAAAGAGGTGATAATTTATTAACATTGACTCGTAGACAAAGCGAACTCAAAGAACCATATACACCATTACAACTAGTTCTTACAGAATATAATAACAAAAATAGCTATAAGCCGATTATCTTAGTTGATGATATTGACGAAAGATATGCTCTAAGATTAATTAATCAAGGCAATATTGTTATTGGTTTTGTAAAAAGGGAATACTACGATTATGTCATCTAAGGATTGGTATTTGGTGTTGTGTGTTTTGGGTACTTGCATATGTGTGCTTTTACAATATAAGTTATACAAATATTTAAAGTATCTTTGGAAAAAAGAAAAATAATCATTTTACGAAAATATTATGGTTCTAAAGCAGGAGGTATTAAACAATTTTTATGAAGTATTTAAAATTTAAGGTTAACATTTATGATGGTGACCTAATTGTGTGGAAAAAAGATGAGGAATTTAAACTAATGACCGAAAATGAAAAGGCGTATTTTTGTTATTCCTCAACGAATTTAAGCGTTCTAAAAGGGATTGATAAATCTCTTGAGGGAAAATATTTTGATATAGTATATAGGAGGAATTAAAAATGAATAGTTATAACAATATTGAGTTAACACAAGACATTCGAGAACTATCAACTTTATTAAAGTCTAAATATAACGATAAATTAGTTGAAGATAAATATATTAGAATTGAATTAACCAAGGCTCAAAATGCGCTTTGTAAAGTCATTGATTATGTGAATATTGATAAAAATAAAAAGGTGGATTAGATATGAGTGATAAATTAAAAGCTGATTTAACAAAATTAAAGGTCGAAGTTCGTTGGCATGAGGATATGTGGGGAGTTATTAAAAATGCAACCATGACAACAATAGGGAAAGACAAGGGGAAATACCCTGATAGCGAATGGAAAAGAAAGATGTTAATGGGCGAACATTCTCCCATCAGAATTGGTCATTTTGTTATTAAAATTTATAATTGCCCTCAATTTGTTCATGGTCATCTTGTTAGACACCCAATGGGTGTTACTCCTTTTATATCCACACTAAGAAGTGACCGTAATAATTATAACGATGTTCCAAATAGATATACGTTACAAGATGGAGAATATTCTTTAAGTTTTCAAGCCATTATTAATATCTCTCGCAAGAGATTGTGTAATTGCGCTAGTGCTGAAACAAGATATGTTTGGAAGAAAGTTCTAGAAGCAATAAAAGAGTTTGAACCAGAATTGTATGATGTATGCGTTCCTCAGTGCGTTCGAAATGCTCATTGCTATGAAGTATTCCCTTGTGGATATAGCACTACAAAATCATTTGAAAAAGCACTACAAGAATATCGAAAAGGTGTCAATGAATAATTAAATATTCAAAATATAGAGCCATGGGAGTGCGTTTGCAATAATGGGAACAATTTATCCTATGTATTATAAACAACTCTCAGTGGCTCTATATTTTGTTTATAGATAATAATAAGGAGGATTTATATGAGGACAATTTTAGTTATTTCTCAACATCCACGTGAACTCGTTAAAAAATTGAAGTGCTACCAAAGTATTACGGTTGACCTAGGTAATATTTTAGAATATAATAGTACCAATGGAAGAAGTGTTATTTTTTATTTGGTCAATAACGTCATGGACTTTAATATTAGATTAAAAGGAATTAAATTTCACATGATTATCGATGATGGAACAAGCGATATTTATAATGACGTGGCAAATAAAAATAGATTAAAAAGATGGGTTGATGAGTTCATTGATGTTGTAGGTACTCGATATATTAGCAACAAAAACACAAACAACATCATAGAGATTGTTGAAAAAGAAATGAAGGATTACTAATGGCTACACTTCCAAGGCATTGTTATCGTTTGCCAAAAAATTTTACAAAATATTTATTGAGTGCGATTACAATAGAATTATTTAAATATAGGAATTATCATGAATATTTAAATCAACATAAGATGTTTGTCACCGAGGCATTTAATATCAACAAAGACATAAAAGTGTTGGTAACGTCTTACCCAATGGAAAAACGTGAAGATTTATACGAAGTAAGTGCCAAGTTATGTTTATATGGTTGTCAAAGCTATGAGTTTGGCGGTACATTGGTTATTGAATCCACGCGTGAAGATTTTGGATATTGGTTGCACGATAGCATAGAACCTATTGACAAATTAGATAAAATAAGTTATTATGAAGTTATACAATGGATAAATGAGAAAAGAGGTGTCAAGAAATATTATAACATCAACATGGATTATAGTTCAAAAAATTTTAAGTTTTGGTAAAGTTAAAGATATAAGAAAGGAGATATTTTAGAAATGCTAAAGATAGAAAAGATTAAAGACGAGATTAAAAATTTTAATCTCGCAAATGATAATTTGAGGTGTTATTTAGCAAGAACAACGACAAAACAAAATTGTGATATACATGAATGTCATAGACCAAGCTTACGTTGTGAAGAATGTTTAAAGGTATCACTTACAAACTTATTAGAAGAATATAAAAAACCTGTTAAATTATCAAAATTTGAATATGAATATTTAAAAGTTGCTAAAAAAGAGGGTCTTAATTTTATTGCAAGAGACAATGACGGTTGTGTGTTTCTGTATAGAAATATACCATGGAAAGACGAACTTTCTTGGGGTTACAGTGGCAAACTTATAATTGCGTTTGAAGAATTGTTTAAATTTGTTAAGTGGGCAGATGAAGAACCCTGCAACATCGATGAAATATTAAGCAATTGTGAGGTAATTGAAGATGAATAAACAAGAATATGAAGAAAGAATAGCAAAGATAGAAAAAGAATTGAAGGAATTAAAGGAAGTGGAAATCGTAGACGATGAGTTCCCAAGACTTGGAGAGCAATATTGGTTTGTTGATACAGATGGGTATGTTGTTTATGCTCATTGGGGCGATAACACAATTGATAATTACCGCAAAGATTTTTTAAGAATTTTTAAAACCAAAAAAGAATGTGAACGTTATTTAGAAATTCAAAAAGCATTTAAAGAGGAATCTAAAAAATTTGAGCCAAATTGGAAAGATGCCAATCAAAATAAATATTGCCTTTATTACGACTATAACGAAAATAGTTTGAAGATTAGTGGTTGGAGTACACGTAGGCAAGCGATTTTATATTTCGAAAGTAGAGAAGTATTAGAAGAATTAATATCACGTTTTGGAAAAGAAGATGTTAAGAAATATTATTTTGGAATAGAGGAATAGAAAATGGTAACAAGACAAGAATTGTTAAAATACGCTGATACATTATATGAGTTAAAAGATAGTGAATTTGTTAAAGCGTATCTTAAAGCACAACACGAAGTTGTAACATATTTTCATTCTCAAGAAGAGAATGTTGTGAAGTCGTTAGAGTATTATAAATCCTCTAAAAAATACGACTACTATATAGAATTGCCATATGAAAATTTTGAAATATTGGCAAATGGTAAATACGGATTTAGACAACATGGTTTTAGTTATTGTGGCAAAGGTATTGGTGAAAATAAAGGTTGGAGTTTGAGTGGTTGTTGTTCATTGTGTAATTTTACTAAAGAAAAAATAAAAGATATGATAGACGAAAATATTAAAAAAGATAATGAGGAGGCAATTGAAGATGATAAAAAAGAAGAAAGTTAATCCAGCGAACATATTAATTAGTTCGTTTGAAATGGAAGAGTTATTAGTTATTGACAAATTTAATAATGAAGTAATTAAAAATAATGAACTACTTTTGGATAAGCTATATTTTTCTTTAGAAGAGGTGTTAGACGGTTTAAATAAAGACGGACATTATTTAATTATTGTTGAAAGTCCGTTACATGGTGAAATTTATCGATATAACAATGATGGTAAACAAGAAGTGTATTTGATTTGAAAAACGTGCGAATACGCATGAAAGGAGAGAAAACAATGAAAGTAATAGTTGAAACAACTTCTTTAATGGAAGAAATAGTTTTTAGAGATATTGTAAGAATTGAAGATAAGGAAGAATGGATTGTTTTAAATGATAAAAATGGTCGGTGTTTACCAATGCCAAAACAAGTCATTGAAAACATAAAAGTATTAGATATTTTAACAAATAAGGAGGGTTAAATAATGCCTAAATTTAGAAAGAAACCAGTAGTCGTAGAAGCGTTTCGATATGATGGTGATTTAATAGATATTAATGGTAACTATTATGTTCCCGATTGGGCGATAGAAGCCTTTGAAAAAGATGTATTATTTTATGATGAGCATAATGACCATCCATTTGAATTATTTATTAAAACATTAGAAGGTATCAACCATGTTAGCGTTGGCGATTATATCGTTAAAGGTACACAAGGAGAATTATACCCATGTAAGCCTGATATTTTCGAACAAGTCTATGAAGAGATTGACAATGTTGAAGCTCAAGAAGAAAAGAAAACTTATTTAAGCGAATATCTTAAAAAACACAATTGTTCTTACCAGGAATTTATGGAGCAACAAGAAATGTATGATGGTTTTTGCCCTGTAGGGTTAGAAGAAGCTCCGTGCCCTATCGAATTGGATTGCATGGGGTGTTGGAACCAAGAAGTGAAAGGGGAATAATATGGAAGAGTTTGTATTTAGAGATGGCGATGAATTTTTTAAATTATCTTTTTTAAAAAGATTTTTAATTGGAACAAATGGAATTATTGCTGGTGGTTGTTTTAAAAATATTTTTAACGGAGAGCGTGTCAAAGATATAGATATGTTCTTTAGAAATAAAAGAGACTTTACTGATGCTAATAAAAAGTATCAAGATGATGCTAACTTTACCTTAGCTTATAAGAATGAAAATGTTATTGCCTATAAAGAAAATGATAGTGGAATTGTTGTTGAACTATGTAAAAAGACATTCGGACAACCAAAATGGTTGTTAAATAACTTCGATTTTAGTATCACTAAGTTTTGCTATTACTATGAAACTGATAGCTATGTTGATGAAGATGGCGAGGATATATTAATTTATGATTATTATGTTTATCACCATCCAAAATTCTTTGAACATTTATTAGAAAAGAAGTTGGTATTAGATAGTTCAAATTTATTATATCCATTTAGTACGTTTGAGCGCTCTTATAGATATAGAGCATATGGTTACGGATTATGTAAAGAAAGTAAAATTCATTTAATCAACGCACTTAGACAAGCTAATAAATTTGATGAAAATGATTTATCTAAAAGTCTTTACAAAGGCATTGATTAATGATATTATAAATAAGGAGGTAATAAAAGATGGGAATTTGGATTAGAAGTCAAAATAAGTGTAGGTTAGTGGAATGTACGAGATTTGGCGTTAGTAATTGGTTTAATGGAATTTGTGATGTAGTAGGATACAATTGCAACGATTCAATTGTATTAGGAGAATACGAGGGCGAAGAAAAAGCAATTAAAGTGTTAGATATGATACAAAATTTCATTAGGAACAATGAAAGAACATTTGGAAATGTTGCCTATGAACAAGAGTGGTCAGGGGAAATCGTAACACATAGCAATGATGTGTTTCAAATGCCACAAGATATTATAATAGTTAATGATGAGGATAATGAAGCATGAGTAAATTTAAAAAGATAGCTATTCTATCTATAATGTTGTTTTTATTAATTGGTTGTGCACCACAATTAAAAAATGGAGCAGTTATAGTTGTTGAAAAAGAGTATCATGAACCATATACAACAACTACATTTACTAGAGCTGGTAAGGTAATGATACCGATAAGACATCATCATGATGAAGAATATAAAGTGATAGTAAAACAGTTTGATGATGATAAAGATGAATATATTGAAAAAGGAGTAGAAGTTGACAAACAATTGTATAACAAAGTTAAAGTTGGTGATGAACTAACATATAAGTTTGGAGAGTTGTTTGTAAATAGTGATGAAAATGGAAAATAAATATCAAGAAGCGTTAGATAGAACTAAAAAAGTATATGAAGTTATTTGCGATGAGTTAAGGAGCAAAGAATTGGCAAATAAAATGAATGATGATGTAGAAGTATTACAAGAATTGGTTGATAAGACTAAACCCCAAAAACCTATTATTTCATATCCAATGGGGGATTGTTATTATACTTGTCCTTGTTGTGGTAATTTGCTTATTGAAAAAAGAATTGTTATTTCCCCAAGTGGTAAAAATTTAATTAAAAACCTTTCATATTGCGATAGATGTGGTCGAGAGATGAATTGGAGTGATATAGATGGAAAATAAAGAAGTGAAAGAAGCTTTGTATGAATTATCAATTCAAACAAACAAAGAGAATGTGTATCAAGATGAAATAAATGGTTATGTTAGTACAATTCAAAATTATATCGAACAATTGGAGCAAGCGTTAATTAATAAAATCGAATGGAAGTCAGCCAAACAAGAATTACCGCAAGAATGGGATTGCGATACTCATACGATAAGTGATGATGTATTATGTTACGCAACTACAAAGGATGAATATTGGATAGACTATGTAGCTAATGGTAAATGGAGTTGTCATGACTATAATGACAAAGACGAATTATATTGGCTACCATTATATGGATTATTTAATGAAGATAAAGATAGTTATTGAGAGGTGGATTTAATGAGTAATAAACTAAGATTGCAAATTAAAGAAAAGTATATAAGAGATGTATTTATAGATGTAGTTGTACCAGAAGATAAATTAGATGTTTTTGATTGGACTTTAGATAAACACGAAGATTCATATAATGATTATGAAGCATTGATTTATAAATTATCTAATGAGGGTTTTAAAGTGTTACATATCGATGACAATAATGATTTGTTTGGTTTTGAAGAGACATGTGGTATTGACTACACATTTATCAACGAAGGAGAAAAAGAAAATGCAAAATAAGAATGAACAAGATTGGAAGTTCGATAAAAAGAAAGCTAGTACAGCGTTGCAAGAATTGTCTTGTCATATCCTTAACCCTTTTAATGATGATAATGTGTTTGAGTTAGTTAGAGTTATTACCCATTGTATGGATTTGGAAAAAGCGCTAGATAAAGCGTGCGAAGAATTAGAAACATTTGATATGACATTTAATGACGGTGATTTTGTTGATATAAAAAACAAAGAACAATGGAAAGAGTGGTTGAAATAAAATGTTGAGCAAAGATAAAAAAGAATGGTTTGATTTACCAACAATAGAAAAACATGATAACGATTTTAAAGATAAAAAATTTGATAAAAAAATGGCGCTAGGACTATTAAACGAAGTCCAAGTTCATTGGTGTGGAGATTGTGACAATTATAAACATAGTGGTTGTGGTTGTTATTTTCCTAGTTTTAAAAAGGAAATGATAAAGAAAATCAATGAACATTTTGAGGTTTTAGATGTAATAGAAGAAGAAGTTGATGATATTCAAACAGTAATTGATTTATTGGATAGCAAAGTTGTGACAATGGGTCATATAAATATTGCTATAAAAAAACTAGAAATTATACAAGATAAATTAATGGGAGTGGAAGAAGATGCTGAGTAAAGAAGAGCAATTAAAATTAGAAACAGAGTTAATTCTTTTATTAGATGAATTATGTTCTGATTGTATGTTGTATAGAGGTGTTAAGGAAAAATATGTAATAGCAAGTACGCTATTTAGAGGTAAGTTTGCGTTAGGACGTATCGTTGATTGCAACCATATTCATAAAGCAATTGAGGAGAGCGGAAAGCAATGTTTATCACCTAGAGAAGTATTTAAAATATTTGTAAATAAGGAATGGATTGATAATGAAGAATAAAGAAGAATGTTTAAAAGCATTAGAACATTTAATTGAGTGTAAACAAAGAAAGTTATGTGATAAATGTAAATTTAAATTAAGATGCACAATGTCAAATGATGAATTAGTTATAAACCAATTAATCGAAGAACATTTTGAACTTTTAAATGGAATAGAAAGAATTATTAACAAAGCGAAAGAATTAAGTAATTCAAATGATGAACTAAAAGGATTATATTTTATTACACCATACAAACTTGAAGATTTAAAAGAGGATATGTGGGTTTATGATATTAAATATGATGAATTTTGTAGAATAGATTTTATCGCTGGAATATATCCACATCGTAGTTATAGTGATGGAACTTGCGAAGATGGTGCATTCGAAGAAAACCGTTTCTATCCTCCACAAATGGCTAATATGATTAATATAGAAAAAAAGAGAGAAAGAAACAATGAAAGCGACAATTAATTTTTATGGAAGTAATAGCATAGAATATAATTTAGAATTTGTTGATATTCGATGTGATGATAGATATGTATATATAGCAACAAATAATGATGAGGGTGTGGCATTTCCAAAAGAAGATATTGAAAGCATAGAAATAACAAAATTCTAAGAAACAATTAGGGGTGATAAAATGGATAAAGAAGTTATTCTATTAGCGTGGGAGCATATTAAGACCTTGAGGGGTTCAAACCTTGGCGATTACTATTGTCAATTCATTCATAGCGGTATTGAGTTTGATAAAGACGCTGTAGTCATTGAAAATATGATTGATGACTATTTCAATCTAAAAGACAATATAAAAACATTAGAAGAAAAATACAAAACATCACTAGAATTTTTAGAAAGAGCAAACCGCAAACCCTATAGTGTGTATATAGATGCAACAGAATTGGATGAGATGATTTCCTACGAGGTAAATTTGAAAAAAAGGGGGGGTAACTTATGACTAAAAACAATGGCAAAGAAGGAAAGAAGTTCGAAGAAGATTTTAAAAACAGTGTTAACCAAGAAAAGTATTGGGTTCATAGACCGCCAGATACCAGTAACTCTTATGGCGGTGGTAGCCTTTCAAGATTTACAAACACATCGTTATGCGACTATGTGATATATGATTGTATTGAAAAGCAATTATACTTAAATGAGTTAAAGTCAACAAAGAGTACAAGCGTTCCATTTGCTACATATGACCTACAAGTCCAATTAGAGCAATTGGAGAGCGATTTAAGTAACTTTAGAGCAACAATAAGGGGAAAACAAAACGACGCTCAAAAGTCTTTTATTAAGGCTCTAAGAGATAGCATTAAATTAGTCAAAAAGAATGGTAATTCTAAGAGTATTAAATTACACCAAATCGTTAATATGTATAAAGATTGTAAAAAATATAATATAATTGGCTACATAATTATTAACTTTAGAGAAACAAAGCACACTTATAAAATAAATATTATCGACTTTGTGGAAAAGTTTTGGACTATTACTAATAAAAAATCTATCAATGAGCAAGATTGCTTAGAGATAGGAACTATAATCAAGCAACAACCAAAAGGAGCAAAAAGTTCTAGATGGTTATATGATATATACCAATAACATATTGTCGTGACATAAAAAAAGAGAACTATGATTAAGTTCTCTTTTAGTTTAATATTACATATCTAAATTTAACGGTCTAATATGACAAGTAATTACAAAATTAGTTATTGAGATAGTAGACCCTAATGCGTGTGCCTTGATATTAATTGCGTTTTTAGCACTTGGTATATCTAAGTCAATTTGCATTAATTCATTGTTGTCACTTGTTCCTAAATGGTTTTCAATAATAATTTTACCATCAGAAGAAACATAACTATAATTAAATGTTATTTCATAATTTTGAATATTTGCTAATGCTTGTGCAATGTCGGGAGCATCGAATGTAGCAATCGTAGAAACAACTCCATTAATTTCCAATGTTTCACTTGTCACTCTATAATCTTTTCCTACTTTTGTATCAATATCTTGTAAAGTGGATAACTCTTGAATAGAGTCAACATTATTCCATGATGGTCGTTGAGATGATTGTAGCATCAATGGTCTATTACTTCCACCAACGTTTACATTAACGCCACTAGAAACACCTACAAGAGGAATGGTTTCTCCATCGTTGCTAGTTCCATATAACATACCTGTTTTAAATGTAATGTTTCCATTCATTGTACCGCCAGAAAGAGGAAGATATTCTCCTCCTACTCCGCTACCGTCTCCGCCCAATTTCTTAATTAAAGAAATAACCATGGGCAAGCTAATACCACCATTTTCTTTATCGTTCATATAATCACCTCTTCTCTTATGCTTGATGAATAATTAGATTAACTACATATGGATTGTCTACATCTATGCTAATAGATGGTTCTGGTACAATATAACAATGCTTAAAAGCATTATATCCCATGCTATCATAAGTTCCATAAACCAAATCGCAAAATTTATTAACATCATTAATAAATCCAATTTGACCTTGACCTTGTGTTTCTACAATCACTTGTAATCTTGCCAATACTCCATCTTTTTGTATATTAATTCCATAAGTAGAATTATATAAATTAACAACTTCGGGATATTCAAATAAATCCCAACCATTTACACCTAATTCGTTTATCTCGTTTGGCGATGTAGAAAACGAAATTCTAAATGAGTCTGCTTTCATAATTTATCCTCCTTATTCTTGATATGTCTCTATTTTCATCATTTTAAAAACATCTTGTTGTGTTAATTGTTTTCTTTCTTGTTCACTTAATGAATTAAGATAATCTTTTATTTCTTCCATATTTGTAACCTTTATGCCAATGGTTACTTTTTTTGCACTCATTTTCCTTATCCATATAAACCCCTCTTATTTATTAGTTATTTGCAACTCTAATTAATACTTTTAATCTACCGCCAAATGGACTTGTGTCGTGCATATCAACATATCCCTCGGTACTATTTCCAGTAGTGCTATCTTTAGCCATATAACAAGATATATATGATATTTTATCCAATCCGTTCTTAACAACAGAGCATACGCCAGCTTGTTTACCCCATCTCCATTTTGTTTCATCTCTTCCTCTCCACATATATCCAACTACTTCAAAATTTTGTGTTTGGAAATTAAATATATTAGATGGCACATCATAAGTCCATTGAACTCCACAATTTATTTCGCTTGTTTGTTTTGAATCTCCTAAGTTATATTCTATTTCAAAATATTTTGCTTTATCCATATTGCTATAATAGCTAATCAATTCATCATAAAAATCATTGTTGCTGTTCATCATTTGATTTATACTAATATCATTTTTTATAGCGCTTTGGTCTTGTTTATTTGATAATTGTTTAACTTCATCAATTAATGGGTTAAATGTCTCATCAATTCTTTGTTGAACATCGTTAAAATCATTAGCGCTTAACATAAAACCATTTTCTCCAGAATATTTTTCAATTAGCAAATTGTATAGCCCTGTTTCGCCCTTGTTATTTATATTAACATCTTGTGAACTCGATGTATTATAAACTATTCCACTCGTTGGGGAAGTCCATTGCACTTGACCTGTATTGGTTCTTTGTAAATTTTGAATCAATTCACTAATTTTTGTTGCCTCGCCACTCTTGTTATTAACATTAGGATAATCGCCACCGCTATCAATGGGTAGGTTGATTTTAGTTTTAAGCACCAACGTTAACACCTCCTCGTTTATACCAATAAGTTATCCTGCATTTTGTTCCTCTTTCCAAGTCAGTACTGTTGTAAATAGGGGCTTTGTTATCAGCCAAAACAACGATTTCCCTAGCACCATCATTGATGGTGGCTGTCAAAGTAATCGTCTTATCTCCGCTAGTCCAAAATTCACTTCCTGGCAACAATAACTCTAAATTAGAAACAAATACTTGATTAGAGTCTGCCCCTTGCGGTAATTCAAAATAAAATATTAAAGGAAACCCCCAAACCAACTCAGACACTTGTTGTGTGCAAGTCATGGTCGTTAAGTTTTGCATTTGTTGAATTGTTGATTGTATTTGAATGTTTTGTTCTTTTATACCATTAATATTTTTATCATCTCTAAGTTTATATAGTTGAGCATTTGTTTTTACTCCTGATACACCACTTTCTAATGTGTCAGAATTGGATTCTATTTCTTGAGCAATTTTATTATAATCATCAAACGTCAAAACAAAGCCTCCGTCTCCGCCATAAATCTCCAACAACAAATTGTATAACCCTGTTTCTCCCTTGTTATATACGTTTGCGTTGTCAACATTTGATGACGTTCTATATAATATACCACTTGTTGATGACTCCCAACTAATTTGACCAAAATTACTACGATTTGTTTTATACATCAATTCATTTATTTTTGTATACTCATCTACTAAATTACCCTCATTTGGATATACATTAATCGTAGACATGGGTAAATCTGTTTTTTTGTTTATTGCCATAACTACTCCTTTCTCTTACTGTTTTTTATCAAATTGTAAGACCATATATACTTCTCCTACTATATAAAATGATTTCAACCAAATATCTACTATCTCATCTTCTATGGTTTGATTTTGTATTGTTTGAAAGGTCACCTTAATACTTGTTTTTTCTTGGTTAGATATTTCTATTTTAGGTCTATACAATCCAACTTTCCAATAGTATCTACCTAAATCGGCTTGAAATGATGGAGCAAGCATAACTCCATCGCTACCATATCTTTCCAAGTTGTTGCCTAACCCCTTTATATAAAAGCGAAAGTCTAACATTCTCGCATCCTTAGAATAATAGTTGGGATATTGATTGCCCCAACTAAATGTTGCTGTTGTAGTACCAGCACTAGTAACAGGTGTGGCTCTTAATATTAATATGCTTTTATTTGCATATGGTATAATTTGAGCATATTCGTTTTTTAATGCAACTTGAGTATTTCTCAACTCGCTAATTTGATTGCTGATATTTTTAGAATAATCATTAATATCATTTAATGTTTCATTAATGCTATTTTTTGCCACCGAAGAAACGCTTGACAACTCTTTTTCGATATTGTTATAATCATCTGGAGTGATAATAAAACCATTATCTCCACCATATAATCTAATCAATAAATTATAAATACCTGTTTCCCCTTTGTTATAAATATTAGCAACATTTGGATAATCAGCAGTTCTATAAATAGTTCCACTTGTTTCGCTAGTGTAGGATATTTGTCCTGTATTTGACCTATTGGTCTTTTTTGCTAATGCGTTTATTTTTAATAATTCATCGGTTTTATTATTGGCGTTAGGAACACCACCAACAGTAGAACATGGAGTATTAATTTTAGTAAATAAAGCCATAACAATTCCTCCTTTTTCTTCTTAATATATGTATAAGAGTACAAATTAATGTACTCTTAGTTAATCTTTATTTTCTAATTTTCTAATTCTATCTTCGTGGTCATCAATTGTTTTGTTAATATTGTTTAAATTATTATTAATAACATCAATTTCACGAATAATTTTGGTAAAACTTTCTCGTTGTTTTTTTAATTCTTCATTGATAGTATTAATCGTAGTTGATATACCATCTAACTTAACGTCTAGTTTTACTATTTCTCTTTGGCTAGTCAAGGCGTTGGCAACCTTTGATTCAACATCTTCTTTTGTTTCCTTGCTTCTTGACTTATTATATACAATGATTGATATTATTACACCAATAATTCCTAATAAGATATTAATGTCAAAACTAGTATCACCAGTAATAGTATTAGTCAATAACGATTCTCCAATGCCATTATGAAAAACAATCATTGTAATAACCCCCTTATTGGAGTTATGATTTGTTTATATTCTTTATTATCATTCATTCTTCTTCTCCCACAAAAATTTTAATGACATTATTTTGTCCTTTGCCAAAAGTTTGTCACTATCGCTGGGGGGATATTTTCACTATCACCAGCACCAGCAAAGTGCATACTACCAATGCTACCACTCCAATTTATATTTCTATCTTGGTAAATTCTAAAAGGATAGTTCCCTTGGGCTGGCGATGTTGCTGCACCATCATTAACACCATCCCAACCATGTCTATGTTGTGCCAACCATTTACTACCCATTCGTGTTCCACCTGGCTTATTGAAATTTACCTTTTGGTTCGATTCGCTATCATTAGGGTCACGACCAACTTGAAAAACTCCTGCAATCCTAATCCAAGTAGTTCCCTCGAAAGCTACATTGGGGTCAAAGTCATCATTTATATTAGATATAATAATACCCAACGGAAATACGATATCATAAATATCTTTTGCTCTAAACATAGTTAGTGGTTCATTTAATTCTAACCACCCTTGACTAATATTATCTACTTGATAATTTAAATAAACTTTTTGACCTTTTTGTAATGCAACACCACTTCTATTTGGATAATAATAGATAGAAGGAGTGTCGGGGTCGGTAGGAAAGATTATACTAGCAGTATTATCTACGCCATTATATTCATGAACCGTTACTGCTTTTCGAGATACTAAATGACTAGACCTAATTTTATCATTGATTTGTTTCTTTACTGTAGTATTAACAAATGACTCTAAATAAGCCAACGATTGTCTATCTTCCATGTTATGCACTCCTTTCTCTTATAAATATTTTCTAGCCTTGACAACATCGAGCGACATTCCGCCATTGCTACCTATGTCAAAACTAATTCCACTAATTAAAAATCTCTCATTATCACAATTTAGATGTGGGTCGGTTATTGTTACAATATTATTTTCTACAAAGTGATATAATGCTTTAGATTCAATTGATACCGTGCTTTGCATAGCAGTAACTATTTTTAATTCATATCTTGCTCTAGCATCAGCTTTCTCTTGTGTATCAATACCATCCAAATAATTATTAGGTATATATATCTTTAACGGAGTTCCATTAAGCGGACTATTTTCATCGCTTAAATCAGTGTTTTCTAAATATGACCTAATTGGTGTAGAATTATTTTGCATATTATCACTAACAACTAATACAGCATTATATACACCATCTAATTGATAAGTTTTCTTTCCTGATATATAATTAATATCATTCTCATGGAAAGAATAAATGCTTGGTCGTTCTGTATCATAAACAAATGGAGTCATTGTAAACACTCCATTTTCATCATAATAAACATTACAACTTAAATTCATAGCCACCTCGAGAACAACATCAGCAATCGTTTCCCCTGCTTCATGAACAATATCATAGGTTGTTTTTGCATCAAATACTGACTCGTCGATATTAGGAGGGGTATAATCTCCAACAATATCTAAAGCCAAAGTATTTTTAACAAATTCACCCAACGATGTTCCCTTTTTAACTTGATAAGTTCCTTGTAATATTCCTCCGCACTCACCAGAAATAAGCGACCACTTATCTGACCCATCAACGTTAACAACCTTTCTGGCGGTGTCAGACGTCAAACTAGGATTAGAGTATATAAATACCCCTTGCGGAAAAAGGACTTGTGACGAACCCATATCGTAGCCTAAATAGACTTTAAATCTTTCTCCTAGGCTTATTCCATCAAAATACTCAGTAAACTCATTAGAATAGTTTCTAAGCGTTAATGAACAAGTTCTCCTCATTCCATCGGTGTTACTTATTGTAATCTTACCGCTATTGTTTTCCACATATCCATTAATACTTTTCTCAATAGTATCATTAAATTTATTAAGTATTTCTACTCTGAATATTGGTTTCGTTATTTTTGTTGTAGATATATAACGGAGATATTCGGGTGTAATCAATTTATTTTCCATTGACTACACCTCATCAATCTCATTCCATGAGAACGAAGCAATCATAGGCTGAGCACCTATCGCTTGGTCTAATGGTGATTCGCTATAATTATAAGTAAATACCCTGAATATCTCACCTTTTCGTGTTTTGACATATTTGACACTATGAATGTCGTAAATACAATTTCTTAAAGATTGCAACAATTCAATACTATTATTTACATCATCACCATTTTTGATACTTTCAGGACTTCTAACCAATCCACTAATGTTACCACTAGCATAATCCATATTGCCAACAGCATAAGTAGCATACTTAGTATTTCCTTCAAAGGTATCATAAACCATATTTTTACTAATTGCATTATCTCCTACATTAGTATCAAATACATATACCCTTTCATTGGTCTTGTCAATTAAGAAATATCCATAATAATCCATATCAACATAATTAGTAACAAAGGCATTAGACATTTTACTACCTGATTGAGCATAAATATAATATCTATACGATTGACCCTTTAATCCAGTGTAATCAATATATTTTTGAATTTCTCCATCAAGGTTAGTAATATGCTCTACTTGTTGGGTACTAGAATTTTTTCTATATAATACCCACTTATCAATGCTACCATCAAAACCAATAATGTTACCAGCTGCCATAATATGATTAAACGTAGCTAATAAATAAGTTTCGGGCTTTAATACTGGTATAACACTCACATCATAATTTTCTAAATATTCTTCGGTTACATCAATATAATTACCATAAATTTGAGTCAATTTCATATCATAGTTTTTATTATAAAAAACCATTTTATTAAAAGACCCCAAGTCAGGGGTCGTAGTGCTTAAAGAAGTTAATGCACTTGAACCTAAGTTCGCATCAAAACCAAATATCATTTTGCTCTATTCCCCCTTTCTATGAAGTCTGAGCCGAATCTCTATAAGTTAAATATAAATAAGGATAAACGCCATTGTCACTATCATCATAAATAGTATTCATTCCAGCATTTAATTTAAAATCTTCCCATTGTTGTCCTAATTTTGAACCAATATTAAGGGTGATAGGATTTGTTAACGTATAATAGTATTGTCTATTTAATAAATAGTTTTTAATTAAATCCATATTCATACCTTTAGGTACGCTTAAGTAAAATGAGTTTGAATTATATCTAGTATACAAAACAAATTCCTCGTAGTCAATCAATGTTGTTGAATTACTACTTCTAAACGAATCCCCCATTACTGCTCCTTTGGTAGTATTACCATATCCCGAATAATCACTAGGTTTAGGAATTACGACATAATCAACCCCAACTCCCGATACAATTGATGTAGGCGTTGTGAACGATGTTAACTTTATATATTGCGTAAATAATGCTTTTTCTAAATCAACACTATCAAATATACCGTTTGAACTCAATTCATTGTCATTATATAATTTGTTTAATTGAATATTTGCAACATTAATTTTTTGTGCATTATATGGTTCATATAATATATTTGCATCTGTCGACATAGATATATTTTTAACGCTAACTTTTGGCAACGCACCACTCTTCAATCCTTGATTATACTCAATCATAGATGTTTTAAAGTTTCCATAGATATGAGTTTTGTCGCTAAATCTTTGCAATGAGTGCCATTGTTGCTTTTGTTCATCGGTTAATTCATTCGTAGTTGGCGTAGCTAGTTCGTAAAACAATTTAGCGCCACTCATAGCGCTTTTAAATTCGGAAGCAGTAGGATATACACTACTTACTTGTTCAATATAAATATTGGAGTTGCCTGCACCAATTCTAATACCCATTTCTCCATGTGATTTTATCACTTTAAAATGTGTACATATTGCTTCACCATAATTATCGCTTTTTAAATTACCTACCATCGCATAATATCCGTTGTAATTTGAATAATCAACATAATTAAGACTACCCAAATCAACATACCCAACATTTCTAATTACCTTGTCATCTTGTGTAATATAATCCCTCACACCATTAGGCAACGCTCTTAATGGTTGGTCTAAATCTATGCTTGCATTATCAATTATAGACTTCTTATAAATTGCTTCTTCGCAAATAAATGAGTTATCTAAATCAATATAACCAATACTATGATAAGCATAAGATAAATCTATATAAGATATAGATTTGTTCGGGTCACTAGAAACAAAAGTAGAATTAAATTTATCTTCATTTGGAACACCTATCAACAAACGAGTTCCATCTGTATATATAACCCTCACATATAAGCCTGTTTGATTTGGTTTACTTGCATCATAAGATAACATAGTGATATTAATGTAATATCTTGTATTAGGTTTAAATCTATTTCTTAAGAATTGACAATCTCTTAAAATAGAACTTGTAGCATCGACATACAAACAATTTCTACCACGATATTGTTTTTTACTAATTGCGTTAAGTGCAGTCGATGAGTTTTGTATTAAATAGTTAAGACCATAATTATAGAAGTAATCACCATTTAATAAATTATCAGATTGAGCATTAACATCCAAATAATACTTAGGAGTTTCGCTATATGGACGATATTGACCGTCACCTACTTGGTAGAGTATTGGGCGAATTATTCCTGTTTGAATAGTCGTGGATGCAGGTGTATAAATAGCATATCTAACAATTTGTATTTTCGACACATCATCACTCGTTAAAGAAGCGCTTGATTGTTCAACCCCTCGAAGACTTAATCTTTTTATAACACCTCCATCACTATTTTTAAATTCAATTGACAAATATGGATTTGTAATATTTCCGACATTTTTCAAATAAATAGTGCCCTCTTTAAGTGTTACATTTAAAGCGCCTTCAAAAGAATTTGCATAACTATCGGTAGTATTACCACTACCACTAATAGTAAAACTTCCATCGCCATTATTCGTAATTGTAGCTCCGCCTTGTGATTTAGTAGGCAATTTGCTAGCGTCAAATAAGTTTTGACCAATATCACCTATAAATTTAGGCTCTTGGGCATAACTTGGATTTGGACTAGGTTCTCCACCAGTAAATGGTTCCCATGTACCGTCATAAGGTTGATATACAATAGGATATACCACGGTTGGAGTAGATAGTTGATTAGGGTTATTATAAAATCCAAATCTAAAGGCAGTATCACTAGCATCTAGCAACTCTTGATTAATTGTTTTACTCATTGTCGCACTGGCAGTGTTAAACACTGCCAATTTCCCAGAACCGCCTTGCGTTAGCAATGCTTCAAAATAAGGAAGAGATTTAGATAAAGCATCTAACGTTATGGTTCCTGCTTTTAATTTTAGCTTTAACGTGTTGTTATTCCAATTTAAAATATCACTTACGAAACCTTGACTTAATGTCACTGGAGTATCAAATGCAACATAACCAGCACTTGCTGCTCCATAGTTTACCATAATGTCATACACTTGCGCTCCTGTACCATTATTAGTAGCAAAGGCAACAACAATATCATCAGTTTCACAAGTGTAATTATTGATAGCAAAAACAGTATCTAAAGTTGCTGTAGTCGCTTGTTGCTTTACTGCCCCATTGTCATAAATATAGAGAACTGCTCCATTACCATCGCCCATAGATTTCATTTTAGCGCTGAATGATATAGTTTTTCCTTTTAATCCATATAATCTTTGACCGACGCCATGGTTGGTATTTCTATTCGCCCCACAAGTCAATATGCCATTTGCTACTGTATTGGAATTTGCTTGAGAGTTATTATAACCCTTAACATTTACATTGCCATTAACATTGAATAAGTTTTTACCAGCAATAGTAAATGAACCATCTTGGTTGTTGAATAAAGTAACGCTATTTCCACCGCTTGTATCGCCAACTGCCTTGTATGGAATTTTAGTGTAATCAAATAGATTCTTTTCTTGCCATAACATTGGTTTGATAGTACCTGTTTGAATTGCTGAACCAATGGCTCCTCTAAATCTAATCATAAGCACATAGTTTTGATTGTTTAAATCATCTAGTGTAATATCAAATCCTTGTTCTCCTCCCGTAGTTGCCATACGTTTGCCACGAACCCATGAACCCGTCGAGGTATTCAATATACCTATCTCTAAGACTGGATTAATCCAATTTGTCTTTTTTAACTTTAACTTACCAACCTTTAGTAATTTTAAAGTATCTTCGTGGGTATAGTCATATCTTTGTTCAAAGTTTCCGCTTAAATTCCCACTACCACTAATTGTAAATGAACCGTCTCCATTATTTGTTAGTGTTGCACCACCTTGAGATTTAGTAAGCAATCTACTAGCATCGAACAATTGATAGCCTTGCGTAGTAACTTGTTCATAATCACCGTCAACATTCATTGATATTTGTGGGTAGGTCATGTCATCATCAACAATTTCATAGTCAACAACTTCAATTGTTTCAAATGGCTCATAATCAATTGGAGTAGAACCCAACGACATCATAACCTCATTCACATTAACTAAATTGTTATTAACTAAAATATTCAATACTATATAATAACAATTACTAGGTGTAGTAATTGTTCCGCTAGTAGGGAAACGACCACTTATATTAAGTTGAGAGATAAATTTTTTATTTTTATCATAATATGCACCTGTATACCATGTTGATAATCCAATAACATTAGTTATATAATATTGTGTATTTGGTGTAACTTCGATATAATTAGATGTTTGTGCATTTGTCGCATCCACCAATCCATTGACATCAGCCCTAATTCCTTTAATTACATCGTTCTTGTCAAATAAGTTCTTCGTGATAGATGGTTTTTGACTATTTGGTTGATATAATATAGGTCTAGTAAATCCGCCCTTAAAAGAGCTTGTGTTTGTATAAGAAAACAACATTCTTGCTGTAACACTAGTGTCGCTCAACCATGCGTCTGATATTACAATAGAATCATTTGTATCTATCATTCCATCTCTTAACACTACTTGAGCGATTAATGAATCGCTTTTAAATATTTGAACAAATAAACTAGGATTGGTTGTTTGTCCTTTTAAAATCAACATTCCTGGTTTGAACATTTTTACAAATTCATCATGACTTATATTCCAATAAGGAAAAGCCACATTGTTAGATGTTGGAGTACCATCAATTTTAAACGCTCCATTATTCAAATTTGTAATAGTCACTCCGTTTAATGTTTGAGTGTTGAATTTAGTATAATCAAATAAATTTACCTCACCATTAGGGGTGTTAATTCTGGCAACATCAATACTATCCTTATCACTAAATAGCAATTCACTGCCATTATTTAATCCCTCATCATTTCGCTTTGTAAATTTATCAATCTTAACATTAAATCTTTGATAATTTTGACCAACACGAATAACATCAGTTCCAACAAATTGTTTTTCTTTAGAACCACCTGAACTTATCATAAGGTTGCCATCAACGTTCATTTTAGCATCAAAGGTAAGGTGCATTGGTTTGTCAATGGTTTTATATAAGTTCCACATATCTTCCATATCCACAATAGCATTGCCATCGTGAGAATATGCTTGTTGGCTAACATCCCAAGATGTGCTAGAACCTTGGTGTTTTGATACATCAAATGTATTTCTACCACTATTTATAATTTTTAATGTATTTTGTGGAAACACAACATCGCCAACATTAAAAATACTTGGATAAGCACTTGGTCTAAATGTTTGACCCACATCTTTTGTATTTTTATTATCATTAGTGCGTTGGTATTCCACATTTTCAATTTTTCTTGGATAAATAAGCTGTAAATTAGTGTTCTTGTTATTTTTAATATAACTAGCTATCGAATCTAAATCACCGAATGTCTTTGGGAAAGACAATGTCAACGCATTAACATTTAAACTTCTATATTTTACACTCTTAGCTATCGTAAATGGATAGTCTTGCTTTGGTTTTTGACTAGCATAGAATATATTTTCAAACATATTACTTAATAACGGATATTCACAATACTCATTATTAATATGATACATTATACTAGTAATTTGTGGGTGTGTGAATAAAACTTGATTATAAGCCTCGGTATTTGGCGTCTCTATATAATTACTAAATGTCAAATCTTTACAAGAAATATTGGCTTGACCTAATACTTTGATATTAGTTGTACCTATTGTAGCCAATTCAACACATATATCCTTAAAAGGTGGCAAGTAATTAGCCTCACTATCCCACTCATCTAAGCCGACATAAACATCGCTTATTGTCATAGAGTTTAAACTATTTTGTGGTGTAAAATCCATAACAAAATACTTATAATTCTCACTATTCGTAAAACTTCCATCATAAACTTCACCAACATCGTCACTAGCCCTATACAATTCTTTTAATGTACGTTCATCGTTTGTAAAATACATCCTTACACTATATGGTTGTCCGCCAGTTCCAAAATGCACATAAATTTTCTTTCCTTGTGGAATAGGTGTTAAAAACCTATGATACCCCAAAACATAACCAAGAGATGGGTCTATCATAATATTTACACTTATTCCTTTTCTACTAAACCAATTATATTCAGTATTGCGACAAGGTATGGTTGTAGGGGCTTCGCTAACCCCCTCGGCATACTTATTAATCCAAGGTGTAAATAAGTTTTGCTTAGTTTCACTTGTTGGCAAAGTACCATGATTGTTACCTGTATTAGGATTAACATTACTTACTAATTGTAACGGATTGTCTGGTGTAACATACGCTTGATAAGTAGTAGGCTCATGTTTCTCAACATTTCCCTCAACAACCATTTGTTCAGGAGAGCGTTGTTTTGCAAGAGTAGGTTGTAAAACATATCCCTCAACGTTAAACCAAATATATTGATTAGTTTGAACCTCTCTGATATATCCATTATTACCATAGAAACCAATTAAATAAGTTCCTTTGTCTTTTAACGAAAACTCGGTACTAATATTACTTCTATAAGAATAACTAGTTCCTTTAATATTTAAAGTATAATATAATGTCTTAGTAGAGTTGTTATAACTTACAATCAATTCTTGTGTATCGCTTGTGAATCTAACAATCTCTCCATCATAATTAACACTTCCAGGTTCCCAAACAAATGTAGGCATTTGATTTTGTGGCATATCAACATCATATGTCAACGATACATCTTTGGGCAATCTTAAGCCATAATTACCATCGACAATATAATCATCTAAGTATTCGGGTTCACCCTTAGATAAAACCCCTCTAACATTATGCGCTCCGCTCCAATCAACTTTCATTGAGGTATCATAACAATCAACCTCTAACGTTGGAACGAAATTCGATGTTGCGGTTTCATAAAAAACTTTTACATCGACCAATCCTGTACTATAATAATATCCATTATTATCATAGACTTCATACTTAACCTTATAATTATTATCGCTTAACAATAATGTTTGGAATGTATATTTTAAATTACCATTATAAACATCACCGCTTGTGTCAATTTCTTTACCGCTATCATTATATAAAGTTGCTTTCCAATGTTTAATTACAATCGTTTGTGTAGCCCCAAAATATTGCCATGTAGGCACAAATTCATAGTTTGGCACAGTAATAGGGCTTGGAACATTTAGCTCTAACAGTGGCGGAATAATGAGTACCAAAGGAACTAACGGACTTACTCCATAAGCCTTTCCAATCTTACCACTAACTCTATTATATGACACAACGTTTAAATTAGAGTTTTGTAACGCAGCCTCACGATTGGTATAAAACCTCATGCGATTACCGCTAAAGATATTAATATAATATAATGTTCTAACCCCATCAACATTGAAGCTAAAAGCATCTCCTGTTTCGATTCCGCTTGCATTATAAGGGAATGAATTATCGTCTGGGGTTTGTGTGTCTTGGTTACAAGTTAATTCATATCCATAAACCTCCAACCTCCAACCTAGGTTAGACCCATAATAATCTAGCATATTTGTTAAATTAAATTCACTAGATACAACATCGCCATTATATTTAGTTCCACCCAACGTAAAATCATACCAATCATTATTGATTGTTACCCATTTACCACTAGTATTTTGTCGATATAGATTTAGCCTAGCGCTATTTAATTCATAGCCTTGAAATATAAATGAAAATTGCACATCCTTAGATACATCTACCGCTTGGTTATTCGGTAACATGTATAAAGGCGTTGGATTAAATATTAAAGACATTACTAATCATCTCCTTCTTTTAATTTTTCTCCGTTAGATAAAGAGTCATATACTTTATCCATATACTTACGAGTATAATTATCATAACATTGTTCACAACAAAAATCAACCCATTTACCGCCAACTTTTCTAATAATCCAACCATTGTCCTTAAGATTATGGTTGACCTTTAGAAAGTTGGTAGTTGGGTAAAAATTATTACTCTTGCACCCATCGCAATCACATGATATAATCGTACCACCTAATCCATAATTAACTACTTTCATACAAACCACCCCTTGCTTTATATTGTCTTTTTCTTTTACTTTGGTCTTTCCAACAACGACTATTCGACTTGGTATAACGATAATACCAATCGTCATATCTCTTGCCTTTCTTTTTACAACGCAAACCATTTAGATTAATTTTATATTCTAACTCAAGTTCATGCAATTCTTTTTTATCCATACACATATGTCTATACTTGTGTTGAGAAAGACATTTGCCAATTTTGTAACAAGGTTTTCTTCTAAATCTTTGTATTTTGTAAAATTTATTAATATATTTATTATTTTCTTTTCTAACTATTTCATAATAATCCAATATATTATTATCCATATCGGTTAAAATAAAATTCACATTCTTATGAGTTGTTGATTGTATGTAATTTCCTACTATTTCAATATCATTCACAAAGTGATTATGCCAAAATCTCTTTATACAAAACATATACAAATCACACCTATCAATCCAACCAATGTATATAGGTTCACCCATACGATAAGTATATATGAATTTATCCAAATCCTCATCATATACATCAAAAACATAAATATACTCTTGTTCATATATTCTATATCTTTTCATACAACTATTACCTCTTCATACAAATATGTATCACACAAGGAATAACAATAACTTTTACCCTTGTGTATTAGCCAAAACCTTGACCCATTGACAATATTATATTATCATTAATGTAACCATATGTCAATGGGCGGTTTGGTAAAATTAATTATTTTGTAATTGCCATTTGTTTGGCTTGCAATAACAATCCTTGTAAAGTATCTTGATTATTGGCTTGAATATTTAGTTCATTAACAATAAATGTTTCACCCATATTCTTACCACCCCTAGTATCAGCTAATCTTGAATTAGGAGCTTTTGCTAGTTCGTATAACACGTTCGCTGCTTGGTCGTTGTTAAGAATAACTTCGGGTTTATTTGGAGTACCATCAACCCAATTCTTTCCATCTCCCCACTCGCCAGTATAATCAATTACACCACCATCACTACTTGAGAAGTAATCAACATTACCATTGGCAGAGCGTTGTCTTCCTGGTGAGAAATTACTTACACCGCCAAAGTTACGAGAGCCAGCTCCTCCACCGCCAGATGTTTTGCCTGACGAATATCCACCAAATAAGTTGTTCATCCAATTACTTGTGTTTCGAATAGAACTCATCGCTTTTCTTTCCATGGCTGACAATTCATTTTGTGCATTAACAGCAGCGCTTGCTACTTGATTAGTAGCATTTCGATAATTACTTAAACCGCTTGTGTTATAACCGCTATTATTAGCATTGTTCATCGAACCAGACATTCTATCAACTGCTTGTTGTGCTTCGTTAATCTTTGCACTTTGAGTATTGTAGTAACTTACCCAACTATTAGTAAACGAAGATAACATTTGCTTACGTTGTTCATAGGTTGCTTGTTCGAATTTTCTCAACCACTCTTGAGCGCCAGCATATTTGGAAATATCCGCTTGAATATCCATAGCATTTTGCCATTGAGATTTCAAGTCTTTCAAATTATCAATTTGCTTATCAGTTTCTTTAATTTGCTCATCAACTTCGGTCACATAAGAACCAGTAAATTGTTGCAACATTTGTTTACGCTCTTCGAGAGATGCGTTATGGAACTTGGTTGCAAAATCAAGAACCTCTGAACTGTTCTTAATCTCGTCATTAATATCCCCCAAATTAGTTTGCCATGCTTCTAACAATTCGTTTAATTCATCAATTTGACCTTGAATATCTTGTTTCTTTTGAGCCAATGCTTGCTCTTTTTGTAATTCGGCTAAATTCTTGTTAGCCTCGGCTAAATTTTCTTCAGCCTCTTTAACATCTTCGGGATTAGCTTGCCAAGTCCATCCAACACCCTCCTCGTATACACGAGTGCTTTTATTAGCCTTGGCAGCATCATAAGCATCTTGAGCCTTTTGTGCCTCTAGTTGAGCCTCTTTTAGCTTAAGTGCTTCTTCCTCTTTGTCGTTCTTCTCATCAAGAGCATCCATTTGTTCTTGAAGTGCATCAATTTCGGCTTTGATAATATCTTGAGCCTTATCTTGTTGTGCTTCATAAATTTCCTGTAATCGCTCTAGTTCCTCACGACGTTTTTCTTGTAATTCGATTTCCTTTTCAAGTTGTTTGATTATAGCACTTTGCATAGCCTCATATGCTTCTTGCGTACTACTTAAATCATCTTTTAACTTGTCAAGATTATTTCTCAATCGTTCTAATTCTTGATTTTGTTTCTTAGTAGCATCTGCATTTTTCTTAGATGCACTTGTTGAACCTTTGGTTGCCTTAGTATAAGATGGCAACGATAGACTAGATATTACATTAATAGCCTTATCATATTGACCAACCTTAGCTTGCATTTCACTTAAAGCGTTCTTATAAGATGCTAATTGTGTATCGTTCTTGATAGTAATAGACTTTAACGCTTTGTTTAGCGCCTTGTTAACACCATCGCTTGTTTCCCCAAAGGCAGCTAAAATATTCGCAGCCTCAGCAGAAAGTGATTGCATACGACCTTTGGCGTCTTCGGTTTGACCCTTGCTCACTGCTGAACCAGCTTGATAAGCCTCTATAGCAGCTTGAGTGGCAGCAATTTTAACTTGCAATGATTGTTTTTCCATTTCAATGTCAGCAATCTTTTCTTGCTTTTGAATTTCAAACAAAGCACTTGCAGCGTCGGCATTTAACTTATACACACCATTTTCTTCTACTAGCAAATCCATATATTGACCGCCAGCATCAATTAGTTTCATAACTGTATCTAATGATAGTTGACCGTTTGTATCAGCTTCGTTCCATGCGGTAGTTAATAAATCTGTACTTTCAGCCAAACTATCCATAGTATCAGTTAGACTTAAATAATGATTGTCCAACACATCTACTGTACTTGTTAATTCATTAATTTCATCTTTAGAACTATCGATGTAATTTACATAATTACTTAATGCTTCACTTTGAGTATCACTTAATACATATCCTTTTTCTTGCAGTGCGGTCATTTGAGCGAATATATCAGCATATTGAGTAGCTATCTCATTGTAATTTTCAACCGATTGATTGTATGCTTCTTTTTGTTCATCAGTAGCATCAACACCAGCTTCACTAATAGCGTTGGCTGCATCAATCATAGTTTGTTTAGCATCTTCAATCTCGCTCATATCGGCATGAACCGTATAATTAGTTCCATCTTCTAACTTAGCATTAAAAGCCTCTACTTCACTGGCATCAACCTTATATTTATAAGTAAATGTACCATCATACTTTTGTTGACGAATGACTTCGCCACCGCCAGTGTCCTTGAATTGCATTTTGCCTGTTGTTTGTGCTTGCAATTCTTGTTGTTGTTTTAATTGTTCAGTTTGTGCTTGTAATACTTGTAATCTAGTTTCTTCTTGTGGAGTTAAATCTTTGGTAGAATTCTTTAATCCATCAAGCTCACTGTTAGCACTTTCTAATTCATTGGATATTTCATCTAAATTTTCTTTAGCTGTTTCAATTGGGTGAGTCCATTCATGAAATGCCTCGGTTGCTGAAGAAATAACAGCACTTAGTGCCATACCTGCAATTGCACCCAATGCACCCATTGCCAATGACATACCTATTGACTTTAAAGTGTTTAGCGTTCTCTCAGCTGCAATTTGTTGATTGATTACTCCCAACGTTGCTTCGTTGTACACAATCCCTTGCTTATCCAAGTAAGCCTTTTGCTCAGCCAATGTCTTTAATTTCTTTTGCGACAACAAAACAGACTTAATTTCTTCGTCTTGTGCACTTAGCGCTTTTGTTGAGCTGGTAACATTGTCTTTTATTGCTATAATATTGTTTTTTAATGTTTCCCACAATTTAGTTGGGCTACCCTCATTTTTAAAAGTAGCATAAGCAACAAATGCCCCAAAAGCTACATTTAATAACCCTACATTATCAGTTAATTCAATAACTGCGGTTGAGGCATCTATTAACATTTTAAGCCAATTGCTATCTAATGTATTGGTAGATAATTGTTCAAATGCAGACAACATTTGTTGGGTTTTCCCTTGTATGCTTGACAAATACCTATCTTGTTCCTCGGTAGCGCTACCTGTACTATTTGCAGCTGCTTGTACTGCTTTGTCTACAGATTGCCAATTTGTTAATAAACTTTCTAAAACTGCAACCTGTCTCTTCCCAGCTATCTGTTCCTTTTTTGTGAAACTTAGTTCGCTAGACTAAGCCTATTTGAATTATATCAAATACTCATACTTTCGCATGAGAACAGACTATATCATACTCTCATTGAGAGCCAATCCGCTTCGAGTCACCAATCGCTTGTGACCCTACTCTCTTACGAGATAGTCGTTAAACCTTACTCTATACGAGTCTTGGCTGTTGATTATCCATTATAAAGCACTTAGGGCTATGTCACCACATTCATATTTCACCATATGCCATTCTATTAATTTTTTCTAACTTTCGTTCACATTCACGCTCGCCTTTTCAAGCCACGTTGTAGTTTAATAGACTTTAGGATTTTCCAACAATTCAAATTGTTTTAATTGGGCTAAACATAGTAGCCAACCCAAATATTGACGTTGATTTGTAGTCAACGTAGGATAGACTTCTGCCAAGTCTTTGAGAATATCATAAGTATCTCTTAGTTGACCCTCGCTATCCATTAAATTAATTCCAGCTATTTCTTCCAAGTCCTTGCCTAATTTGGCAACCCCTGGTGTAGCCTCATCTCCTGCTTCTTCAATACCTCTAATACGTTGAGATATTGTTACCAAACCAGTAGAAGTTTTCTCAATATTTTGTAATACTTCGTTTGCACCTGTAAGCAATCCCGTTAATTCGCCCATAGAAGCTCCAGCTTGAGCGTATACTGCACCAGATCTGGAAATACTCTTATGTTATCAACGCTCGCCAAACGTTAATTGTTATATTGTTTTATAATTTTTTCTAATTTGTTTTCTAATTCATGATTAAAAACAATATAACATCTTACACTTTCGTATAAGGACAGACCATTTCTTCACCCTAATATTATATAGGGGTATACCTTTTCGATTTAAGGGGTTCTCACCCACGCCAATAGCGATTGCGCCCTACGATTATTGATTAAAGTATTCGGGATTTCCACCCTTATTCTCTTGCTTTAATCTCGACATGAATCTGGTCGTTGAACCTTTTCCCTCGACTTAACTAACACATGATTTGTGTATAACGTTAGGGAACTTGGTTGCATGAACACCCATTGTATAGACACTTAGGCTTTTGACCATATGCCATTCTTGCGTTGTTTCTACTTTCGTACCTTCATAATGTGCTTTCGCCATTATTGTGGTGCAAGACTTTAGGGATTACCTGCAATTAAATATATTCTTAGTGCATATTACTATACACATAGGGTATTTTGTTATCAATTTACCCTCTGCCAAATCATCAAAAGATATCGCAGCATTATTACTTACCTCATTCAACGTATCAGTAATTTCGCCAGCTTGACTAGCTTGTAGATTGTATGCTTTCATTACTGAAATTAAAGTTGATGACGCAGTTGAAATATCACTCATTTCATCGGCTACATTTAACATTGTAGCAGCTTCTTGAGCCAATGTCAAAGTTTCATTTAAAGCATATCCACTTCGAGCAAAATCTCCAGCAGCCTTTAATACTTCAGTACCAGTTCTACCAACCGTTTCGCCTACTTGAAATGCTTTGTCGGTATAATCTTGCAATGCTTGTCCGCTAAGATTTGTAACCTTTTGTATTTCGACTAATGCATTATCTAACTCCTTGACATTATCAATCATTTTGTTAACGACAGAAATAGTCATAAACAATGCTTGTGCACCAATTACATACTTAGTAAATCTTTCGGCATTATACCTTAATTGTTCCCCTAGCGACTTTTCTCTATTATTATAAATAGAAACTTCATCGCTCAATAAACTTATTTGCTTTTTTACATTTGAAACATTTTCCGCTGTAGTATCGGCTTGGGCTTTGGTAATAGCCTCATTCACCTTATCGAATTGACCACCAATACCTTCATCTTCAAATGCGCTTTGATGCAATGCTCTAATTTTGTTTAATTTTTGTATTTGTTTATCTAGTGTTTGATTTAATCTATTGCTAGAATTATTAGCTTGATTATAACTACTAATCAAAGTCTTAGTGTCTTTGGCAGTGATATTCAATGACGATTGTAGTTTCTTTGTCTCCGTTTCAACCTTTGCAACCGAATTGTAGAAAGCGTCCATATCGCCCTTATTGATTGCCAATGACATTTCTCGTTTTTGAGAAGTTATTGTATCAAGTCTTTTGGTAACATCTTCAATACTAGCCTTATCCAATGCTACTTTAATACTAGCAATATATTTTTCTTGAGCCACGTTTTTTCACCCTCCTTTCATAAATTTAGAGGTTATAAACCCATACATCATATTTGTATAAGGAAGATTTAATTATATCTTTGAAGTTGTTTTCTAGCCAATTTAAAAATAAATCTAAATATGGTTGTCGATTTGTTTTACCACCTAATCCATGTATACCACTAACGTTCAAAATATCCAACATATCTTCTCGAACATCTTCTCCGTCTACACTTGCATGAGCGTTCCAACCATATCCACCGCTTGCGTATTGCACACTTAGTTTATTAGGGTCGAAATATAACTCTTTGACAAATCCACTAATGTCATGCTTTAATGGCGTTACATCAAAACTATTGGCAAATTCACCAGTAGCCCCCTCGCCATTAAAATAATCTTCATTGCTCATATCAACATAAGTGTAGGTTTTAATACATTTTAATAACTCTTTGTAAATGGTTTCACTTGCATCTTCTAACGCTAATTGTATGCCATTTTCCATATCACGTTGAAATGTGTCTATATCAATAATGTATTCTCCCATAATAATTATCTAACCTTTGACACTTTGTTTGGTAACTTTTGAAACTATATCATGTTGTAAAATTTTATCAACTTTATCTTTATCGACATCATTAAAATCTTTAACAACCTTTTGACTCAATAAATCTAACTCCTCTAAATTTGGTACTCCCTTTAAAATTCCATTAAGCAACATTTGATTGTTCAAAACATTTAGATAGCTATCAAACACACTTTCAAACTCTTTGATATTATCGATTTTGCTCTTAACCAAAGTGATTAGCCCACTTTGTAATGCCTCTTCGTATTCAACGTTTTCAAGGTTTACATTTGTCAATAATTGAATTAGATATAAATCAGCGCAAGCCTTTGCTGTATAAATATCATCTAATGTTAAGATACCATCAAAATCATTTTCAACACCTAATTTTCCAATAGACATATCAATGATTGTTTTAATTTCTGGATATTCAATATAAGGTTTTACTAATACAGTCTCCCCATTAAACACAAATCTTTTTTTATTCTTTTTTTTAAATTTTAACAATATTTTATCATTTGACATAATTAAATCCTCCTATTTTATATTTAAGATGTGTAAAAAAATAAGAGTAATATATTACTATATCACTCTTATTATCGTTATTATTTTTGTTTTTTAGAACTTCTAGCCTTTGCCCCACGAGTAATCACAAGTTCTTCTTGTTTGTCTTTTAGTGTGCAAGATTGATAGTTTGCAGATGGCTTAAACTTGTTTTCAAGATTACACCATCTACTGAACATACACGCCCCATTTGTTTGAGAACACATATAATATACTCCACTACCCTCTCTTTGCTCACGACCAAATTTACAAAAAGACATAATTATGATACAGTTACAAGGATAGAATCTTTATAAACAGTTCCGCCATTAGTATAAGTTACTGTAATAACAGCGTTATCATTAGCTTGCGCTCCACTAGCAATAGTTACAATACCTGTTTTCGCTCCCACAGAAATATTAGAACCAGTAGCTGCTGGTTTCGCTGCAACCGCAAACCCTAATTTGGTATCAGTGGCAGGAATTTCAATATCTCCCTTTACACCACCACGTAAACCAATTACGTTTAATTGAACCGTTTTTTGCACACCATGAGTTGCTGTAATATCTCCATTAGTAATTACAACTCCACCAATTTCAGATAAAGCATCTTCTAAAACAGGAACCCATTTAACGTAAGCATAAATGTCTCCGCTAGTACAATCTTGACCAGAAACATTTAACGCAGTACCAGTTAATGTTTCACTAGAAACACCATCAGCACTTAATGCTAATTCATAGTTACCATCAATTTGGAAACGTGGAATATTGTAATGTAAGTATTCTACTAATTCCATAGCTTCGTTTCTAATTTCGATAATTAGAGTTAAATCAACAACTCTTGGTGGCTCTTTTGTTTCAATGCTTAAAACATCGACAGTTTCCATAGCATCATAAATAGCAGTAACCATTTTTCCTTTTCCGCCAACCATTGTAATTTTTTTTTGACTAGCATCCACTACTGTTACAGTATCTTCATCATAGAAAACAGATACTCTACCAACAGGAGTTTTAGATAACTCTCCTTTACCACTG